ATAATGTAATACTATTATCAAAAAACTCTTTGATTGTCATTATATATTCCAACTATAAAATCAAATTACTTTTTTTTTGCTGCTTCTGCGAGCACCACGGCTTGTGTGGCTGCGTTGCCCGCGCGGTGATGTGCTTTAGCAGCAGCTACACATTTCTCTTGGTCTTTTCCCCCACAGTTATGTGCATCAACATTCTTCTTTTTTGCTTTTTGAAGCTCCCCGGCCGCTGCCTTTTTCAAGGCCTCAATGCTATCTTCAAATCCCTCTCTAACACGCCCGCATCCGAATACAACATTGGCTACAAATAGACCAATCAAAATATCAAGTGATTGATTTTTGGTGTAACTGTTGGATAGATAATATGTAACGGCGAATACAATGATACATTCAACGGATCCTACACTGACATATCCTAAAACATTTACTACCATTAGTACTAAAGCAACATAGTATAGTGCCTTACTCTTCAAAGCTTTTTCGAGTTTCATTATATTATAATCAAATAAAAAAAATTGATTAAATGTAAAAGTTTACTATAATACCTAAATATGCCATATGAATTAGGTTATTGTGAGATTTATAAACCCCGCTGCCATGGGATTTTAAAGATAAACGAGAACCGCGACAATCAACAAATTAAATATATATACTCTTCGCTCCTTTATCTATATGGTATAACACCTTCATCATTCTTAAATATAAATTCAGAAGAAAGGGTGGAATGGGAGTCTGCCGTTGAAAATCAATATGGGTTTTGGAGACATCATGACCATCGTCTTAATTATAATCCATTGGTAAGAAATACAAGTGCGATCCAACCTAATTGTCTTCATATTGTTGAAAAGATATATCACGGCGATTATGAATTTTGTGTTATCAAAACATTTTGGTTGAAAATTATTCAGCGAAAATGGAAAAAATGGTATTATTGGATGTTATCAAAGCGAAAGAATCCGCGAAATTTAATGCGCCGACGAATCTATGGAAAATGGAAATATTTATCGTCTTGATTTCCCACGTTTATGAGAACCTCGCCCTCTACGTCTTCTGTGATGTTTTGCTGTGCGTTTTTTATGTTTTTTATGTTTCTTTTTACGACCGCGTTTCTTTCTACGGGTTTTGGTTGTTAACCTGTCGTGCAATCTTTTTCTACTTGCAAGACTTGCCTTTCTACTGTACATATAGCCACCATACTGTCCGGCGCTTGAAGAGTTTGAACCACAACTGCTATTGGACCCTCCGATTTGATGACCACATTGTTTTTTTAATAAATTTCCCATTATAATATAATCTCATATTTTATTTTGCATACGTTGAATTTCCTTTATAGCATGATTAATACGAGCAATATTATTTGATTCTTTCTTTTTCATATTATTTAAATATTCTAATAAATTTGTAATAGCGTTTGAAAACCTATCTCCTTCATCATTGCTAGTTATGTTTATGGATAGACTTGGATAGTTCTCTTCTAATTCGTTGATTAGCTTTTGTCGCTCCTTCGCAAGTTTATTCTCAAGCTTCTTAAGTTCTTGTATGCATGAATCTCTTTCAAATAAATCTTCCATTATTGTATTATATGCATATTTTAACCCAGATATTTTATCTAAAATATGAAAATAGTATTTAATAACTTATTTAATAATACATTATTCTAATATCATAAAAATAAGGGTTTAAATTAAGTTCAATAAGAGATGTAGTAAGATAATTTTTTTGAAAAATATTTAAATATTGACTGATATTATTTAGGATGTCCAAAAATGTTAACGAACCCCTCCTTGCAGAAAACCCAAACCGTTATGTAATGTTTCCACTTCAAGACCAAGATATATGGCAATTATATAAAAAAATGTTCGATTGTATGTGGCGAGCAGAAGAAATTGATCTTTCCAAAGATATGAAACATTGGGAATCCCTTAATGACGACGAAAGACATTTTATCAAGATGATATTAGCATTCTTTGCTGCAAGTGATGGTATTGTGGTAGAGAATTTAGGTGCAAGATTTTTAACAGAAGTACAACTTCCGGAAGCAAGAACTGCATATGGATTCCAATTGATGATGGAAAATGTGCATTCTGAGACATATTCCTTATTAATTGATACTTATATTAAAGATCAGAGTGAAAAGACTAGACTCTTTCAGGCTCTTGACAATTTCCCATGTATTAAAAAGAAAGGCGATTGGGCTATTAAATGGATTAATGACAATCGCTCTTCCTTTGCTGCTAGGCTTGTTGCATTCGCATGCGTTGAAGGTATCTTTTTTTCCGGTGCATTTTGTAGTATATACTGGTTAAAAAAGCGTGGTCTAATGCCTGGTCTCACCTTTTCAAATGAATTAATTAGTCGTGATGAAGGTATGCATACTGACTTAGCGATAATGTTATTTAATAAGCTTAACAAAAAGCTAAATAAATCTAAGGTTAAAGACATTGTTCGTGAGGCCGTGGCAATTGAGAAAGAATTTATTTGCGAGGCGTTACCTTGTAAACTTATTGGTATGAATGCAAAACTCATGTCTCAATACATTGAATTTGTTGCTGATAGATTATTGGTTCAATTGGGGTGTACAAAGGAGTATAAGGTAGAGAATCCATTCGACTTTATGGAGATGATTAGCCTTGAAGGTAAAACAAACTTCTTTGAAAAACGTGTTGCGGATTATAGTCTTGTATCAGATAAAAAGGATGCTAGTGTATTCGATATGACGGACGTTGCTTTTTAATTATTAACCAATTTCAAAAAGACCATATATTTGAATTTTATCCAAATCATCTATTTCTAATGCGGGTATTTATAAAAGAATATGCTTATTGTCTTAATATAAAGATATTTTTTCTATATATTATAATGAAAGGGTACTATATAAACTTAGAACATCGTCTAGATAGAAAAAATCATTTTGAACATAACATTAAAAAACTACCTCTTTTTAAAGAGATAAAAAGATTTTCCGCTATAGAAACAAACCCTGGTTTTATAGGATGCGGGAAATCGCATATTGAAGTACTTAAAAAATTGGAAAATGAGGAAGGGGATGCGTTTCTTGTTTGCGAAGACGATTTACAGATAATTAATAATAAGGCATACGATACTTTTGTCGCAAATTTCAAAAAAATTAGCGACTCAAAACAATGGGATCTCATTACTTTAACTCCTGTATTACCCGCACCTAGTCGCATTCAAAGTAAAGAAATGTTTAAATATGGTTTTAAAAGATTAGAGACGGCACAGACAACCACAGCTTATGTAATTAAAAAGACATTCATTAAAACATTATTGGATAATTTTCAATACGCTACCGAAAAGCTGTCCGAGGGTAGTGCTAAGACTGGAGTGGAAAAAGTCGCGCACTACCACCGATTCGCTATAGATCAATATTGGAAACGATTATTTAAAACTCATAATGTATATGCTTTTAACTTAATTTACGCATCCCAGTTACCCGGCTATTCGGATATTGAAAAAAAATACAAGGCAATAACGAAACAACATTTACGTGGTAATATTTTAAACTCTGATTAATATACATATTAAATAAATATTTGCATTGTATCATAATATGAAACAATGTAAACGCGCACCTCCTTCTTTTGCAACTTGTATAATGCAAGGTGGATTAGGGAATCAGTTATTTCAAATTATGGCAACGGTAGCATATGCTTTAAAGCATAATAGAAGATTCGCATTGCCCGCTCATCGGGGTGGATTGGGATCTGACTACTTATCAAAAAGACCAGCATACTGGGATACACTATTTTCAAAATTAGTTCCGTATATAAAACCCATGGAAACTACAGTATTTTTAAATGAATCGGGAGCCCATACCTATTCAAATTTTCCCGCATATAATTGCGATATCTGTTTACACGGTTTTTTCCAGCATTTGGGATATTTTAATAAATACTCGGATAGAATCATAGATTTAATTGGGATAAGAGATTTTCAAAAAGAAATTAGAGAAAACCACACTATTAAAAATACCATATCGTTGCATTTTAGAATTGGTGATTATAAAGCGTCTTTGGATGGATTTCATAATATTCTCTCCACAAATCATTATATTGAGAGTTTGAAAACAGTTATAACTAAAACTAATAAAGATGATTGGTCAGTAAATTATTGTTGTGAAGATCAAGATATAGATAAGGTAAACGAAATGGTAAAAGATCTACAATCAAAGTTCCCAAAATTAAAATTTGAGCGGATCGATAATAAATTAGCGGACTGGCAACAAATGCTTTACATGTCTTGTTGTCAACACAATATAATTGCGAATAGTACATTCAGTTGGTGGTCGGCATACTTCAATGATAACTCTAATAAGATTGTTTGTTATCCAAGTAAGTGGTATGGTGTTGTGGAGGATGTTAGTGGCATGTTTGATGGATTGGGGTGGATTAGGATATGATAATTTATAATCACTACTTTATGTATTGACATAAATATACTAGACTGATTTACTATTTACGTAATCAATAAATTTTTGTTTTAATTCAAATTTATTCGGAACACCAAGAATATGGTCCTTTACTCTATAATTTAAATCACCAACATATTTAACATTTAATCCCATTGCCCTACAAGGTAAAAAAGCGTGTAATCTATGAGAATAAATTTTGTCAGCATATTTGTATTTTGATAATAAATCACGAGCATATTCTATGCGTTTTTTTGGACTTAAATCATTTAGTTTATCTATATAATGTTTAAAATAAAAATTTTTAACATTTTTATTTCTTTTTTCCCACGTTGATGGACAATCTATATATATAATACTATTTCCATATTTTTCTTTGTATACATCATTATCAGGAATACTAGAAATATCCAATAATTGAGTTAAACAACCAAAGTATTCAACATCAACATTATGTTTTTTCAATAAATTTAAAGTTGTAGTATCTCTACATAAAATAGGAGAATGGATATTATAATGTTTAATACATTCTTGTGTATATAATAATGGAACGTCTTTTGATAAACAACAAGAAATATAAATTGGAATAATATTATCATTTTTTATAGGAAACTTAATGTTGTTATTTCCCGTCCTCCAATTACTATTATGCATAAACCAACCATTCATTATTAGATAAACCTTTTCCTCTAATTTATTAATTAAATTACCTGTATTGTAATCATATATTTTATCAGGGTCATCTCTTAAAATAATATAACTAATATTTAATAGAGTACTTGTTACAAAACTTTGAATATCATCTCCTATATTTATTGTATTATAACCTAAAACAGCATATTTCGTCATTTTATACATATTTATGTTTTATATATTTAAGTATTTTTTATGTTTAGCGCATTTAAGTACTATTATGAGTTAGCTTTAGTTGTTAAAAGTAAATTTAAAAACGATGTAATAGATTGTTCACGTTTTTTAAAATCCCAACCAATCCAATTTGTTCCTGCTCGTAAATGTAAAAACATTACATTATTTATGTCATTCGCAAATATTTCACAAAAGAAGTGTTTTTTTTTTAAATTTTTTGTATCAGTTATAATAAAATCCTTAATATTGGAATCTAATAAATTAAAGAACTCCATGTCAAAATAATTTTCCGTATATTTTGAGAAAGGAACTTCCGAAAAAATATGTTTTTGATTTCCTATTTCAGATAATAAGTTATTTTTCCAATTTATAAAATCGTCATCACCCATTTCGTTAAAAAGGAAGTTAATGTTACCACCACAATCGCATGCAACATTATCTATATTACAAGGTAGAAATGAAAAATACTTTAAAAATAAATTTTTATCAAATTCATTTGGTTTAAAAATTACGACATGATTTGTAATATATTTTATAGTATTATTTCTTCCTTTTCGGTATTGAATTCTACCGGATAGTTTTTTATTTTCCATAAATTTGTGAATATCAAATGGTGTTAATAAAAATGCATCTGAATCGATTAAAAAAAATGTAGAATCTAAAGAATAATTTGAAAATAAAAGGCGATGTGCAAAGTCTATCGCCGTTCCTGCTCTTCCACTTGCAGCGCCATCGGACATGCCGCGAAATAATTCTCTTGGTAAATTAAATACTTTTATATTATGTTTCTTACATACATCTTGCAACATATTATTATTATTAATATCTCTTTGTGAGATAGCACTATTAGTCATCGTATTATTAAAAACTATATATTCAAATTCGTTTTTGATATATTTCTGTAATAATTTATATTGTGGTTCAATATATTGAGGTGTATTATAGCAAACAGTATATATATATAACATATACATAATTTCAATTATTAGTTTTAAATAATAATATTTAAAACTAATAAATTATTTATAATTATAATGAAAAAGGTTTTTTCTTTTAGTTTATATGATTGCGGAAACTATTATGGTGGTCTTTGGAATAAGTATACATATAATACGGTAGCCAATATATTGATAGCACAAAAGTTATTTCCAGATTGGAAATTATATGTTTATTACGATAATTCGTTAAAATCAAACATAATTAATTTTTTATTGAAATCAAAAAATGTAGTAGCAAAAGATATGACTAATCATTGGTTGTCAAATTGTGATAAAATGATGTGGAGAAATCTCGCAATAGATGATGATTTAATTGATATTGTATGTATAAGAGATTGTGATGGTTGGTTAAGTTACAGAGAAAAAGTAATATTAGAGGATTGGATAAAAACTGATAAAGATATGCATATTATAAGAGACCATTGTTGGCACGGCGGTAAAATAGGCGGAGGTTTATGGGGAAGAAAAAATAGTTTAAAGTTAAATATAGAAGAAAAGATGAAAGAATATTTTACTAATAATAAAAGTCATATAAGTCATTCTGGGGAGGATCAAGATTTTTTAACAGATAATTATTATGAAAAATTCAAAGATAATACTGTAGTTTATATAGGAGAACAATATGATGCATATGGTAGATATTTACCGAGAGGCCACCATCCACAAGAAAAAGATGTGAGGAAAATTAATGACTTAATAAATTATAACGAATTTATTCAAGATAAATCAAAACATGAAATTGTAGAAGGGTTATCGTTAGTAGAAGTATCAAAATTAAATGAGTTTAAGTGTGGTAAGTGTAATAAAGAGTTTCATGTTTATATTGGAGATATGTTTAATAATATTCCTCCAAGAGCTATAAAAATAATTGAACAACATTTAAAATAAATTTATTGTTGGCTTATTAAATTCTAAGTTATGAAGGACTTTATTAGATAAAGAATAACCTCCACCACGTCTGGATTTTAAATATATTTCCTTAGAAATAAGTGGAAGATTTAGAGCCATACAAAAGAAACTGCTATCTGTCTTGACTGCTTTTGCATTTATAATTACATCCACATAGAATGGTACAGGATGATTGATAAAGCTCTGTGCCAATATATAAATTTGAATTAACTTATATACGAAATGAATTTATTACTAAAAAAATAAGAAATGAAAATCAGTTACCTACACCTTTAGATATGCCTAATATACCAAGTAAAATAGACTATACATTAAAGGGTTTTCCATATTCAATAAATTAATATAACAAAGGAATTATTATGCCATATCCATCCGATAACTTATAAAATAAATGTTTGTTGTCGTTATAAATGTGGGTTAATATTACTTGGTCGGTCCATATATTACCTTTGTCTATTAATTTATCTAAATATCGTTTATAAATTTCTACAAAATTATCAATTATACTATGATGTAAAAGATATGTTCCTGAGATATAATGATAGTAATTGTTTTTCCGGATCATTGACTCATTATAATACCCAGTAGAAGAAGTAAAAATCAATTGGTCTTTGGGTAATGTATTTAATTTATCCAGATTAGGAAATGGCGTTTTCGGTGGAGGATTATCTCGATAAGTACATATAGCAGCATCAACCCACATAAAATGGGATGAACTAAACGGATTAAGTTTTGCGGCTTTTTGTATTAAAAAAATTTTTTCATTCCAAATTAAATTTAGTTCTACGCTGGGGCAGTGTATTGGGTGGGTTGCCATTTTGTCGCGATATCGATATGTATAAAAATCATCTATATTACATTCTATATAATGCGTCGGTAAATCGCCTCTGTATTTTTTTATCATTTCAATAGTTTCTTTATCTCCGAAAAATACATATGGACAATTGATTTGTAGAGTGTTATGAAACCAATTATTAAATTTGTCACCATGTTTATTTTTGGTTTCCCAATAACCGGATACACAAGTTAATGTTGATTCATTCATTATATTTAATATTTAGTTTTATTTAATATTAAATCTAAATTTAATATTATTCTTATTATGACAAATCAATTATCAGTTGTTGTTTGTGGTTGCACAATTAATAGCGAAAAATATATAATCAAACACCTAGACCACATTTTTCAATTATCTTCATTATTTAAAAATCTTGATGTCTTAGTATATGAGAACGATTCCGCAGATAACACCGTTGCTGTATTACAAAAACTTCATAAAGAAAATAAAATAAAACTAATCTCAGAAACAGGGGTTAAAAATAAAATAAAGGGGAGAACAAATCTCATAGCACATGGGCGAAATAAATTACTGAATAGTGTTAGAAAAGGGGCATATGATTATATGATTATGATTGATATGGATTCAACATTAAAAAATCCAATTATTGATAGTGTAAAAAGAGCCTTTAAATATGATACGGGAAAATGGGACGTATTAACAGGCAATTGCCCCAATTCATATTATGATGTTTGGGCATTGCGGATAGATAAAAAACAATGGTCGCCAATACATGCAAAAATATGGAATTTATGTCCAGATTATGATGTTTGGGATATGATTTATCATAGAAGTCAAATGGGTTTCAACGAAACAAAGTTCCATATACAATCTTTTCAAAAAAATATACACAGAGAACTGCCTTTAATTGCGGTAAATTCTGCATTTAATGGGATAGGAATCTATAATACTACAATCCTTAAAGATTGTAACTACAATGGAACAATATCTTATTGTACTTGTGAAAAATATAATGTGCAGGGTCAGTGTTATAAATTATCATGCGAACACGTATCATTTCATAGAGATATTATAAATAAAAATAATGGAAAAATTTATATATGTCCGAGTTTATTAATTCCTGATCAATATGAACATTTGCAGTAAAATAATTATATTTTTTTTTGTTGATAATATAAATGAATAGTTTAATTATTAGTAATTTAACTTTAGATAGCTTCAATAATATTTATGTTTGTAATTATACACCTCTTAAAAATAGACGCGATAATATGATCCAACAGTGCCTGAAATATAATATTAGCAATAAGCTTGTATTTATTAATGAATATGATAGAGAACATTTAAAATCTGAACAATTGAAACCCTTTGATACTTCTAAAATGAAAATGGCGGAAATTAGTCTTTTTAATAAACATATGTATGCCATGGCGAAAATTATTGATTCCGGTAAACCATATGGTATTATTATGGAAGATGATGTGATCTTTAAAGATAATTTTAAAAATAATTTTAATAAAATATTGAAAACAATACCAACAAACTTTGATATATTATATACAGGTCATTTCCCATTTCAAGTCCATTATAATAACATAAAGAAAAAAATAACAAACCCCATACCATGCAGTGCCCGTCGTGTTGGAAAATTTAAAGAAATGTCTAACGTATCTGTGTTTCCCTGGTCTGGAAACGCCAAGGGAACTGATTTTTATATTATATCTTTAAAAGGTTGTAAAAAATTTATGACAATGTTTAATTATTTTAGAGAAAATAACATAAAAATTTTGTCACCCATCGACTGGTTTATGGGTCAAATGATGATTCGCGGCAATACAAGTATATGGTGGGCAGATGAAGAAATAACATACCACGGTTCTTTAACATGTAAATTCAATAGTTCTATCAGGTAAGTTCAATATATTTCTTTATTTTTAATGAATCCAAGCCAATTAATATATTGCATAATTTATTAATATATGTATATTCTGCACCTTTTTGTGGAGGGGTATATCTGGGCAACCCTCCTTTATTTACAATTCTAATATCTTTTTTAAACGAGATGCGACCTAAAGTTATATATATTCCCGTGATCCAGTCGTCACAAAACCAGTTTTTAATTCTTGGATTAAAATAAAATCCAAAAATTTTGTAATGCATCCTAGAAACAAAAGATTGTGTTAATATAAACTTCTGTTTTATATTATTTTGAACTTCCCAATTATATCTACCCCAATCAAATGGCGCCACCATACCTATATCCCCCATTTTTCTCAATTCGGCTATAAAATAGGACTCCCACCCTTTGTCCATAATTAACACATCGTCTCCAATTTGATAAAAATAATCACAATTATCATTATAAGCGACAGAAAAGGCGCGATTCCACATGGCGGTTACATGTCCCTTATCGATACCACGGCTACTAATAAATTTAATACTTAATTTATCCTTACTATTGACATAATTTTCTAGTGATGTCTTTTGAGACAAATTATTATATATAGTATCATCATCATCTACAACTAAATAAATTTTAAAGTGGTAATCAGGTGCACGGGTTTCTAAAAAGGATTTCATAAAAATATTATAAAAATGGGTATCTTTATAACTTTTGCAATTTAATCCCTTATTTGTACTTGGTATTAAAATTCCTATTTTTATCATTTGATTTAATTATATAATGTTATGTTTAAATAATTAAAATTTCATCATTAACTTTCTAAAATGGTGACTTGGTGCCATTGAATTCGTGCGTTTTTGTGACAATGATTGTTGTCTATCTAAACTAGATTCTGAAAAGTTTATGGGTTGATTTTGTCTCACAAATTCACGTGAATTGCGAATCTTTGCATTTTTTACAAATGGCGAATTCATATTTTCACCCGTTTCAAAAGAATATACGTTTATTTCAAAAATCCTGTGTTTAATTTTTTTCTCTGTCATTTTAATATTTTTTATAGATCTGATACCATCTATTCCGTTATCAAATTTCCATTTTGGTTCAATATTTGGAGAGATGAGTCTTTCCCACCCATGCCACAAACTTATTATATTTTTGTTATTTTTATCAATGCTAACAAATTCATTTCTAGTAATATGTACCCCATAGTTGTAACATCTCTTTTGTAAAACATTATCTTCGAGACCCCATGTCCAAATGTTGGGAAATCCGTTTATTTTATCAAAATCCAAACCTTTCATCGCTAAAATCCCCCCAAGAGCAAATTCAAAACCGTAAAAATGATTTACAATATTTAATTTAGTTTCATAACTAAATTGTCCTTGCCACCAAGGTATTATATCAATATCATGAAATACAATATTAATATTTTTACACTTTGTGCCATATTTATTTTTCGCATGTAGAAAACCTAGATTTTTCATGGCTCCTCTATTAAATGGTCTTCTATCTCTTTGATGGATAAAATAAATTTCATAATTCTTTTTTTCAAGAATATAAGGCATTATTCTCATAAATGCACATCTTTGTGCCGCCCTATCCCTATAAGGTACGATAATAATTATATTTGGAGTATCATATTCATTCTTTCTTTTATTATTATCATTTGCTTCTTTATCCCTTTGTTTATACAACTCTAATTCTGTTTGAGTATCCAATAATTTAAGTGTTGTATCCTCCAATTTCTTATAAAGGTTATTGATTTCTATATTTTTATTTTCCTTTTCCATTTCATTAACAGCGTTGTCATATTTTTTTACCATGGCCATCATTTCTGTTTCTTCCCCGCATCTATTTTCATCGCCTGGTGTACAAATCTTATCAGTAAATAAAGAAAAATCATTTTCTGAATCGCAAATATTATCTAATGCGGTTTGTATAATATCATTTGCTATTTCAGTAGCCTTTTCATTTGTAATTGAAGCTTTTATGGACATATTATAAATTTATGATATTTTAAATCTATAATATAAACTATTATAAATACTTTGTTAATATAACGGTTGGTATCAACTGATCTGTTGTATGAATTGTCAATAATTTTTTATAACATTTATTGATCGTGACTTCGCTTATTTCACTAATAATATTCACATGCTTTTTACTAATATTTAAATGACAAACTTGTGAAACAAAGTAAACAATACCCGCTGCTACTGAATGGGGAGTGTTTTCTGGTATTTTTCTTGCCTTTTGGATCCTATTCGCCACAAATAAACAAACCGTAGTTAGTTCCTTATTAATACCAAGCTTACTACAGTACCTTTCAATGAAAGCACTCGGTGTTGTTTTATGAAAGCGGGTTTTATCGGAATTTACATCATTCTTTTCCAACTGATTTACTAAATGAACCGCATTTTTACAACCTTTTGTTGCTGATGTATTGTCTAAATTAAATATCGTGGCTATTTCTTTCGCAGTTCTTGGATAATCATGAATCCTACTCGCGATATATATAGATGCTGCAATTATACCATCTCTATTACATCCCCTAAAGGTCTTCATTTCTGATAATTTTTTATGATATCGCAAAGCACAGTCAATGATTATTTTGGGAACTCCTGCATGATTGGATAAAATTTTAATTTTTTGGAATTCATCATATTGTGATTTTTCCTTATAAGGCATTGATTGCCATTCTGTATATCTACGAATTTTTCGCATTTCATACGAAGAGTTGCCCGGACAAATAACCTTGCATCCATAGGATGACTCTTTAAGTAGCGGGTTAATAGGCATTCCGCATCTAGTAGGATCAGATTGCTTATTATCATCGGCACCATAATACCTCCACTCAGCTGATTCATCCAATTGATCTTTATAAATAATACCACATTTAGGATTTGTACATGTAAGAAAACGTTCATCATCATATGCAACCATTTTATGACATAGATCACATTTAATACGAGAACCAACATTTTGTTTAGAGTAAATACATTCCAAGTCTGGTTCATTTTTATTTATCTCATTATCAAATTGTGTCCAAATTGCAGAACTCCCTTTTCTTGACTTTTTCTTTCTTTTTGTTTGTTGTGTATTCACCTTTTTGTTAGTAGCTGACATTTAACTTAATTAAGACTTTAATATTTTACTTTTAATTCAATTTTATAATATATATATTTATCATATATGGGAAATACATCATCTAAACCCAAGCCGAAAAATGTTTCAACAGATTTCAAGGATGCAGATCTATTGGATATGATTGCAACCAAATATATTCTTACACAAAATTTTAAAGATATGGAGAAGTTATCCCAGAAAGCCTATTGCGATAAATTGATTATCCTTACTTCCGATGTTATTGAAAAATTCATGAATGAAAAAACAATTAAATATATGGCAGAAAAACGTGTGGGATCTAATAATATTCCAAAGAATTTCATGACCAAAGAAAAAATTATGTATTTTGATACATCAGAGGTTGATGGGAAAAATTCCGATTCTAGATATTCTAAAAACGAACTTGAAAAGTTGAAAAAAAAACAGAATGAAACAATTTCCGAACAGCTATTATCTAGGTATCAAAAAAAACAAAGTGGCGGAGAAAGTTATTCGGATATTTTAAAACTATTAGGAACATCTGACTCTTCGAGACAATATAATAGAGATAGATACCAATCTAATCTTAAAGGAAGGAAAAGATCTGTATTTTCGGAGTTGGATGTTAGAGATCCAACAACAAAACTCCGAATGTGTAAAGGGATTGCTAAGTTTTATATAACAATTGCGCATTTATATGCAGCAATTGTTAAAACTGTCAATCCGGTATATGTTTGGAAAGATCCAAAAGATCCAAGTAAAATTCACCAACTTGATATTATGAATAGAAATAAGATTCCCAAAGGTGTTACTCCAAGTTTAATGACTAAAAACCTTTGTTCTAGTAGAATTAATTTGGTTAATCCAAAAGAAGTAAATAGTAAGGTTAATATAAATTTAACAAAAGTTTGCAACATGAACTTAAAAAAGAGAACTATAACACGTGATTCAGACCCAAACAGACCTACTCAATGGGGACAAGTTGTTGAAAATATTAAAACTTTACCTCAAGAGCCTGGTATACCACAGCTCATGCAATTATATAATGATTTTTATGACTTTACAAAAGGATCTTTTACAAAAATGATTCCAGGTGGTACAGGCGAGACACAATTTAATACCGATTTGAAAGAGTTTTATGAAGTTTTCACTGGAGGCGAATTACCATACGATGAATGGAATCCGAATAAAACAAAAAACTTTTCGGATATTAATCTAGAAGATTATCAAAATAAAACAGTTTGTAACACACCTGATTCAAATTATAGAAAAACATATACTGGAAGTGAAGGATTGTTTACAAAATATGCAAATCATATCAAAAAAATGATGACAACAGCTGATACCAACAGAAGTACTGTTTTGGCAATATTGGATACTATCTTTAAAATACAGACAATTGACAATGAAGCAAAAACAGAGGTAGTTACCATTAACCCCGAAATTAATGAAACCAAATTGGCGAACATTACCGCTGAAACGCGTAAGGCTATTGTAAAGTTGTATGTAGATTGCGAAAAAGACTTTAAAGAAGCTCTTGAAATATTTAACGCGATTACCTTAATTCAAAAGGTTAAATCAACAATAAATAGAGAAAAGGCCGCGTCGGCGCAAGTTGATGCTAAAATTGCGAGCACGCCTCTGGAAAAAGAGGTTTTTAAAGAAATAAGTAGTACACTTGAGGAAAAGGTTGTACCTAAACCAGTAAAACAACCAAGATTAAATTTATCTAATTTAACTCAAGTACAAAAAGATGCCCTTCTCGCATCCTTTTTATCCAAGGCTCAAAAATAAATATTTTCTCTCATATATGTATAATGGTTACTAGAAAGGTTAGAGGAGGAAAACATCGTCGTCATCGTCGTGGACGTGGACACACCAAACGCAAAAGAAGAGGTCGCGCCGGTCGCACGAAAACTCGTCTTTCAATGAAACGCGCAATTAAAAGTTATGCGAGACGACGCAAGCTGAGTCAGTGCCGAAGAAAGGGCCCAGCTGTATGCCGTTCTAAACCTGGATGTAAATACGCATCCGGTCGCAAACGCTCGTTCTGCCGCAAGACTCGTTCCACTCGCCGCAGTCGTCGTTAAATAATACACTAAATAAATGATATTTGAATACTATTTATTTAGCCGAAACTAACAAATCATCTGATATCTTAACAGTACTTCCCAACTCTTTCTTAATTTGTTTACTATTAATTTCAATAGTTTTTTTATTTCCACCCCCCATTGTAGCTCTTACTAATTTCATATATTCCTTATACAATGCATTTGAAGATTCGTATCCAGGGTGCGTCTTTTCCCATTCTTTTATTGCTCTCCATTGTTTTCTATCAACGTCTAAAACCGCTTGGTCTATTTTAGTGTTTGCAGCATCCTTATTCCATTTATCATCATCCTTAACATAAAATTTCATCCGTTTATTATCCGAACAATGTATGGGTCTTTGTGTGGGTTCCATATCCTGGAGTTGTTTTACAAATATATTACTTATACCTTTCGCGTAGCCATTTTCTTTGGTGTACATGAGATCTTCAATATTAACCTTTAAATTTTCAACAAAATCAGTTAAATTCATAGCATCCTTGCAATGTTCATTTAGAAATACATTAATTGATAATTTGTTATTAATATTATTAATATTCGTAATACTCGATGCATCGTTTTCAAGTCCCTTTTCCACCAACGGTATTAGTTTTTTAATCCCGCCCACCAATGTCTCATATTGCTCCAAACTCATAGTAACTTGTTTTTTTCCTAAAGTATCTACATGTGTAGTGATGTCTTTGGCATTTTCTAGAAAATCATCTTCTTCCATGAATGGAAGACATTTTTTTCGGTGTCTATACAATCCTGACCTAAACTTATAACTTCTCCCACATCCGCAGACGAACAGTCCCGTGGGACTATTTTTTGTATCATTGTATATACCATTTTGTATCATTTTATGTTTACGTGTCAAAACGTGTTGAGCCCAATGAGACTTTTTGCTGCATTTATAGTCACAGCATTTACAGTGATATTTGGAGAGACTATTTTTGCCTATTTTTTCCATATATATATGGTATACAAAAATAGTCTCTAAATATATTTAAATAAAAAAGCATGTAGTGATGTTTTTTTATGTTTTTTTTGAGTGAACCTACAATCATGAAGTATGTGTCATTTTTGGAATAGCAACCTTGTTATAATATGCTATTCTGGACATTTTAAAAATGTCCAAAATTGAAAATAAAGCGGATTCCTTTTTTATTTCTTGCACAATAAAATATAGCATAAAATATAGCATATAATTTAACGATTTGTCTTATCCTCTATTTTTTTTAGAAGGTCTTTATTATAGATAAAATTCCCAGTTGGTTTATAATCACCCGAATCCCTATACTCTTTTTTTGGTTTAGCTTCCACTGAAGTTTTGGAATTGGTAAGTAAAAAATTATTAGGATTATTGGGTTTACTAGAATTGCCTTTATTTTTTAATCTGTTTCCTTGCCCATCTACGCTTATCCCATATGTTTTTTTAATATCAGCCCTTTTCATTTTATCCAAATAATGTTTCCATGAAATAAAAAGTAAATTAGGGTGGGTACATTTAATATAAAATCCATTTGTTTCCAATTTGTCAATTATATATGCCGTACATGCTGCTACATCATATGTGGGAGTACCAACTAAAAATTCGGGAATTAAAAAAAATGTAAATTTAGCACCATTCCTTTGACGCGACGTTGTTTTGATCTGAGTATGTGCTCTATTAAGAATACGGCTATATATTTTCTCTCTTTGGGCATGTTGTTGTCGTTCTCTTTCGTATAAATCGTCTAAATTTATTTTATCCGGATACTGCTCCATTATGTTAAAATCAGAAAAAAAGGTTAAGAAGTTAACGACAGTTCGTTTAATGGATATTAAACACATTGTATTATCTGGGGGGAGTTATAATGGTATACAACTAGTAGGCGCATTATTTCAAGCTGGAGAGAAGTTTATAGATTTTTCTAAGATAAAAACTGTTTATGGGACATCAGCGGGATCAATTGTTTTGGCAATGTGGTTATTGCAAATTGATAAAAAAGATGTATATGAATATATTATAGACCGACCATGGGATAAGAGTTTTATATTTGAATCCAATATGCTGTCTAATTTAATAACTAAAAAGGGAATGTGTGATGAGAGTATTATTAATGAAATTCTAACACCTCTACTTAGGTCTAAATATTTAAATGAAAATATAACATTAGAAGAATTTTATAAGTTCACTAACATTGAATTTCATATTATTGCGACTGAGATAAATGCAATGGAGGCTATTGATTTTTCTCATAAGACACATCCAACCTTATCTCTCCTAGATGCTATATATATGTCCTCTTCTATTCCGTGTATTTTTCAACCAAAATATTTTAACGGTTCATATATCATAGACGGTGGACTATCACTTCATTTTCCAATAAGACCATGTTTGGAAAATGGAGCAAAAAAGGAGAATATTTTCGGTATATTGATCACAAAAAAAACGCCATTTCATTCGGATCACAATACATCAATGCCTGGATTCATGTTTCAGATTCTTAATAATATTACAAGAAGATTATGTAGACTGGTTATGACAGACATTCCATATCTTATTACAATGACTCTTGAAGCAAATGTCGACGATTTCCCAGGCGTTATTAATGATAAAACTGTAAGGGCGCGATTAATTAATAGCGGGGAAGAATATATTAATGATTTTTTACAAAGTAGTATTGAGGAACTCGTTTAAAGTCTCCTCAGTAGTAACTGCGTCATATTCAACCACTTGATCTCCTTTGACCAAAAATATAGTAGGATACCCATCTACCTTAACACTATGGCCCTTTTCAAAATCTGTCATTTTCCCTTCTTCCGATTCACCGTTTATTGCAACAAAGGTAATAATAACATCGTTTATAGGCGTACCTTCTTGTTTTTCTTTCATATTATTGAAGATTGGTAACGCCTTCTTAGAATGAGGACACCAATTCGTATAAAATAAATACAATGTTGCGTTTTCTGGCCCATCATCCTTTTTTTTAACAAATTCCCTATTTGGAACAAAATCGGGATTCATTTTTGGCGATATGTAATAATAATAAACGTAAAGTGCCACTCCAATAAATATAGAAGATATCGCCATGATTAACATAAATTTTCTATCAGCAACAATGCTTTTCATAGTCTCACCAAAATTACCAATCATTATATAATTATATTATAGAAGATCATTAAATATCTAACGAATATCACCTAAAGCTATTGGAAGTACAAAAGTAAATGTATATACGCGATCAAAATGGGAAACTGGTTAAATTTGAATGGAAAAAATATAATAGTGAAAAGCAAATGTATAAAAAATTATGGAAAATACTATACAATATTGAATTAAATGAGAATGATAAAAATATGAATGATTATTTAATCCAATATATTAATCAATAATTTCTTTGGTATAATATTTATCTGATTATATTATAAGATGACCAGAACAAGGAAACGAGGAAGAAAGCATAAAAATAAAACGTATAAAAAAAGCCATTATAGTAGTGGAGAAGGTATGTTAACCAGAGTTTGGGGGCCACCTTTATGGCATTTTTTGCATCTAATGAGTTTTAATTATCCCGTCAAACCGACCAAAGATGACCAAATACAGTATAAAAAATTTATATATAATTTGCGACATATATTACCGTGTCGTTATTGTCGGGATAATCTAAAAAAAAATTTGAAAATGTTACCATTAACATCCAAAGATTTAAAAAATAGAGATAGATTTTCTCGTTATGTTTATAAATTACATGAGTTGGTAAATACTATGTTGGGAAAAAAGTCAGGGCTTAAATATTGTGATGTCAGAGAAAGATACGAACACTTTAGATCTAGGTGTACAAGCGATAAACGTAAAACAGCGAGTAAAAAAGAGTTGCAGAGTCATTTAAGAAAAACAAAAAAGATAAAAGAGAAAGGGTGCACCGAGCCTTTGTATGGTAAAAAATCTCAATGTATTGTTAAAATTGTCCCGCAAAATGAAAAGATAAAATCCTTCCAAATGGATAAAAAATGCGAAAATAAAAGGGTATAGATATAAAACCGATTAAATGAAAAATGATTTTATAATATAAACATGAAATCATTTACTAAACAAGATATTGATAAACTTATTTTGGATGGAAGATGCGTTATAATTGCAGATAACTTTGTTTTTGATCCCACAGAATACCTAAATAAGCATCCTGGTGGAAAATATGTATTAGAAACTAAGAAGGGTAAAATAGTTGACAAACATTATAAAATGCATTCAAATGAAGCTCATATTAAATGGGAGAGATTTAAAATAGGCATATTTAAGCCAGAGACAACTCATAAATTATCAAATAAAGGATGTTGTGTAATTATCTAAATGCGGCGAAGGTGTTTAGCATGGGCATTGGGAGTTTTGATTCATTGCGCGATTTATAATTAGGAACCTTTTTACATCTAAAAGCAGGTTCGGGACATCTCCCACACGGCGGACATGGTTCACATGGTTTTTGTCTAGGACATGCTGCCACATCCGGACATTTAGGACAAACCGGCGGCACAACCTGTGATTTTAGAATATACAGGTCGTCGTCGTCATCCGGAATATCATCGTATTTTACCCCCATTCCTTCTTTTACTGGGTATAAGCATGCATTGGATAATACAACAATTACTAATAATAACATGAGCAAATGGGTCAACTTAAATTTCATTATATACTCAGTCGAGAAAAAGATTTGTTATCGGGAATATATATATGCCTAAAAAAAATTGGACAATGCCCTTAGAGCAATTGCTTGTAACTTGGGCAGAAAAAGCATCGGGGTATGCATGGTTGCATCAAAAAAGTGCAACAACCTTCAAGAAAAGAAATTTGTGTTTATCTATACCAGCATCTATTTTTGGTTATGTCGCCGGCATCACTGTATTATTATCAAATGATGTCTTTAATGATTGTTCAAATGTTACAAATGGACCAATATTAAGAGGGGTGATTGGCGTTACAGCAATAACCGCAGGTATATTATCAAACTTTCAAGAAATGTTTACTTTTAAAGAGGAAAGTGAAAAACACAGAATAGCTACATTAAGATTTCTATCCTTTTTTAGAGAGATTAGCTGTGAATTAAGTCTTGATCCTAAATATCGTTCAGCGCCCATGGATTATATTACATTAAAGCGGTTTGAATTTGATAAAATATTGGAACAATCACCAGATATACCAGAATGTGTAATATTGGAGTTTAATAATAAGTTTAAAAATCTCTCCATCCACAAACCAGATCCAGTTATAGGATTACAAACAATTATTCCATTTGGTGAAAATAATTTGACAAGACAAAGAAAAAGATTTCTAAGCGTAAAACAAAAGATTCTGTTATTTCGTTATTTTACAAACTGGAGAGCATATACCGGATTTACAATGTATAAAAAGGGTAAACAACATGAAGTATTAATAGAAGTAGCGAATTCGCGATCTTCAGAGATGGATCCCACATTAATAGAAACGGAAAATTCAATAGAGTTAAGAGAACGAGATAAATATCATTTGATTATGAATGGTACATTAAGCGAACAAAAAAGGTTTGTACAAAATCAAAACATAAAAATTAAACGAAGTCCGGTTGTAATCCCGTATTCTGATAGCGATTCAGAAGAACATAATTAAATATTACCGAATAATTCTCTCCATCTATATTATATGCCAGCATTAACCCATGGAAGAGTAAAAAATGGTTTTAATTTATTACCAAGAACTATTATATATGCCCAAGGCAATTGTGACAACGACAAGGAATCTGTAGGGCAAAACATGAAGGAACCCACCAAGTGGCAAAAACAACAGAAACTTTGTGATAGTAGCCAAAGGGGGCTTTGTTGTGGCCGTCCACTTCAATATACAAGTATGATTGGTGGAAATTTATTTAGAAATTCAAGAATCCCAACAGGCCCAACTAACCGGAAATTTGCTACAAATGTGAGCGTGGGTAGATCCTTTGCCGCAAAACGTGCTATTGCGCGGAGATCTGCAACGAGTAAACGGATAAAAGATAAGGAGAATCCAGATGATAGGAGCAAAGATAAAATGAAATATTGTTGTCTTTTACCGACAGTAACGCGCAGTCAACCGGTAAACGCATATAATAACCCTTGTTCGGGTGGATTGGTGAAAAAAAGTTTATTGGTACCATGCACCAATCCAACCACTTCATTTGGTGTATACAAAAAAGATTTGAAAAGTGAGTTTTTCAAATAAACCCCAAATGCTGTAAATACGGATATGGGAGAAATTTATTTGATGCATGAATAAAAATATATTAAATTGATTAAAATTGTATTAGTAATAATTTTAATCATATTATGAGAAGACGTATCAGAAAGATGTTGAAACCCTTTTACTATGAAAATACAATAGAAGCAGGTGTCGACGAAGCAGGGAGGGGGCCATTATTCGGACGAGTCTACGTAGGTGCTGCGATTCTCCCAACAGGGGCCGAGTTCGATCATTCAATGATGAGAGATAGCAAAAAGCTATCTGAAAAAAAGCGATTGGTCGCCTATGAATATATTAAGAAAAATGCATTGGCATGGTCAGTTCATTGGATGTCGGAGGATGATGTTGATTCTATGAATATATATCAAGCGACACATGCTGCAATGCATAAGGCTCTTGATAAACTATCTATACGCCCCGAGAATATACTTGTAGATGGTAATAAGTTCTATGTTTATAAGGATAAAGGAGAGATTATTTCACACGTATGCATCACAGGTGGAGATGACAAATATTCGGCAATCGCAGCAGCTTCTATTTTGGCAAAAGTGGAGAGAGATAAATATATAGTTGACTTATGTGAAAAATTCCCCAATCTACATGAATTCTATGATTTAAAGAACAATAAAGGATATGGTACCAAGAAACATCTTGAAGGTATTAGAGGGAGAGGTATTACTAAGTGGCATAGAAAGACTTTTGGCATCTGTAAGCAGTACGATAAAATTGAAGAAATTTAATTACTTTAAAAATATATTAATTGCACCAATGAATCCACTTACACAAGATAATAACGGAATTCGTTACATATTTGGTTATTTGGATAAAAATAAAGAATGGTGCTTCCCACCTCACCTGTTTCATTTAATGGAACAACCTTCAAGTACTATAGATGGACAATATTTAACATCAACATGGTTTGCTTATTTGTATCCTAAGAATACGATACAACGTTATATGATTTTGGGTATAAAAGGAACAATTCATTATTCAAATATAACAAGATTTATAAATGACAACGACGGCGATTGGTCGGCCAACGCTTTGAGAATCTATAACGATGAACAAAATATAGTATTCCAAGATTATTATGAAATAATTGCAAGTAAAACTACGAGTCTTATCGAAGATTGTGATTCCGATGAATCAAAGCAAATTAATATTGGGGGTATAATTAATGGGTCATGTCTCACTTTGCGAATTAGGTTGCATAATGGGGGATTATATACAACTTTACCAAGTTTTGTTTGGGCGTCACCGGATTTGTAAAATTGAAGATTTATGTATTTAAAAAATTTCTTATTATAACATGGCACAATTCCTATTAATCGACGCGAGTTACTATTTATTTTATAGATATTACGCTTTAACACAATGGTGGAAGCATGCCAAACCGGATGATGAACTGGGGTTACCAATTGAAAACAAGGATTTTATGAATCGTTTTGAGAGTGTATTTATAAAAAAAATCAATGAATTTGTTAAGAAAATGAAATTAAATGATCCCATCATTATTGTTGGAAAAGATTGTCCAAGAAAAGACATATGGAGAATGGGTTTATTTGAAAAATATAAGGGAAATCGTGTATACGAAGACAACTGGCCAGGTGGCCCCGTATTCAAATACGCATTTGATGAACAATTATTTAAAAAAGCGGGCGCTCATATGATATTAAATCATCCCCATTTGGAGGCGGATGATTGCATTGCTTTATCTATTAGAAATATTAGAGGCATATGTCCCAATGCACTAATATATATATTGACAAGTGATATGGATTATTTACAGTTGGCCGATAGCAAAACATTCCCCGTTAATCTGAAATATAAATATTTAACGGATAGCAAATGCAGTTTTAAAGATTCTAAAAAGGATTTATTTTGTAAGATAGTTACAGGGGATAAAAGTGATTTTATACCTAGTATATTCAAGAAATGTGGAATTAAAACTGCCTCCAAATATTATGAGAATCCCGAACTGTTTAAAAAAAAGCTTGGAGAGGGGGGTGCTGCAGAACAATATAAGCTCAATACAACCTTAATTGACTTCAATAGTATACCTGAAAAATATGTAAAAGAATTCAATAGTGGAGACTATACAATTAAATATTAGTAATACTTAAGAGAATTTTGTATATAACATAATAAGAATGAAAGTCAAAGACTGTACAATTTGTATGAAGAAGATAACAACATTAGACAGAACTATAACCAAATGCAAACATAGTTTTCATTTTTCTTGTTTAGTTGAAAACATGAAATATAATTTTAACACTGGGTATTTATGCCCATTATGTAGATCTCCGTTTATTAAAATTAAAACATTTAATCCGACTAGAATAGTTGGCAATGCAACGATGTGGTCAAATATCGGAATAATCCCTTATCCAGTTACCCGAGTCCCAATTGGTAGAAGTATTCCTAATAGGAATAGAATAGTTCAAAATCCAATACCAACGCGGAATATAGCGCGAAATACTACAACAAATCATGAAAGCGAAGAGAGGCGGATTACTAAATATATCGAAGACCTTAATTACGATGAACTCAAACAAGAGCTTAGGTCTCGCGGATTATCTACTAGGGGGTATATGAGATCTTCATTTGAAGATAGATTGTTTAATGCGATGCGTAATTGATAAATTGAAATTCTATAATACCTATTATATAATAGGAGTTACAGAATGAAGCTACTAATATTTGACTGCGAAACAACGGGTTTGCCAAGATACCGAAATGCGAGACTTCAAGATACGTATAATTGGCCGTATATTGTTCAGTTATCTTGGATAGTATATGATGCATCTATGAATAAAATAGATAAGATCCGAGACGAGGTTGTACATTTGCCACCTGGTCTTGGAATTTGCAAAGAAAGTACGAAGATCCATGGTATTACAAATAAAAAAATGTTAACAGATGGAGTGAATATAAAACCATTATTGCGAGAATTCATCGATGATGTAAAACGAAGTAAAATTTTAATTGCACATAATATATCATTTGATCGCAATGTTATCTCTGTTGAACAGATTCGGAATAACGTAAAAGAGCAAAACTATCTAACTAATATGCGCAAACAAGAGTACTGTACCATGAAGGAAAGTATTACACTTTGTAATATTAAATCAAAAAATCTATATACTGGAAAAATGGAAAAGAAATTTCCAAAATTGAGTGAATTACATTATCATCAATTTGGAAGAGTTCCATCAGGCTTGCACAATTCAATGATAGATATTTTGGTATGTTTTCGTTGTTTTGGAAAACTCTATTGGGGCGTAGACATTTTAACCAAAAACAAACAAATTGCCGATTTGTATAATAAATTATGCTGAACACATTAAACACCCTTCATCATCATCATCGTTTGACTTCTTTGCATTCGGATCAATAGTAAATTGTTGAGGAGCAGCTTTGGCTTTTGTTCTTAAATAATATAATCCTGTTTTTAGCCCTTTGGAAAAAGAATAAAAATGCATTGCTGTTAGTTTGTCATATGTCGGATCTTTCATCCATAAGTTCATACTCATACTTTGGTCAATGAATGGCGCCCGATCAGCCGCCATATTAATAATGGTTTTCATTGGCATTTCCCAAACAATCTTGTATTTATCTCTCAAGCATTTTGGTATAGCTTTAATATCTTGCACTGATCCAGCATTTGCAATAATCCCATTTTTTACTTCTTCTGTCCACATACCCAATTCAACAAGTTCTCGCAATAAATGTTTATTTACAACCACAAACTCTCCCGCAATTGTTCTTCTCAAATATATATTACTAGTATATGGTTCAAAACATTCATTGTTTCCAAGAATTTGAGACGTAGACGCTGTGGGCATTGGTGCTACGAGAAGAGAATTTTGTAATCCATAATGAACCACTTTTTGCTTTAATAATTCCCAATCATACATACCGCTAAATGTTACATTGTCCCACAAATCAAATGATAATTTACCTTTTGAAGCAGGCGATCCAGTGAAGGTTGAATATGTACCTACCTTTGCAGCCATTTCCATACTGGATTCAACCGCGGCGTGATAAATTGTTTCAAATATATTACTATTAACAACATGTGCGTCAGGTGAGTCAAAAGGTAGATTCATTAACATAAATACATCTGCCAAACCTTGGACACCAAGACCAATGGGTCTGTGTTTGCTATTTGAATTTTCTGTTTTGGGTGTTGGGTAAAAATTAATATCAATAACCTTATTTAGATTTTCTGTTACTATTTTGGTAATAGAATGTAATTTTTTATAATCAAATGTGGGTCGTAGAATATCGGCTAATTCCGAATATCCGCCAATATATTTATCATCAATTACAATTTGCGGCCATGTTTTAACATCCTTATCATACTTTTGTTTAATAAAAGTTTTATAAGTTTCACCTCTACCTACAGTTTCTATATTATTCTCAACAATTTCTGCAGTAACATATTTAGACAGCAAACGTTTAGCAAGTTTGCAATAATCGCAATCAGTTTTTGTAAATATGATTACTTTATTAAATGTTTTATGAGTATCGACAACAAAGTTTGGTAATCCAATGCTTGCTAGATTACAAACGGCAGTTTCTTCTGGATCGGAATATTCAACAATTTCAGTACACAAATTACTGCTTTTAATGGTGCCCAAATTTTTCTGATTTGATTTTTCATTACACGCGTCTTTATAGAGCATATAAGGCGTCCCTGTTTCAATTTGACTGTCTAATATTTTAAACCATATTTCTCTAGCTTCGACTGTAGTACCCTTTCCTTCTGATTCATATTTTTCATATAATGTATTAAATTCTTTACCGTAAACATCAGATAGACCGGGACATTCGTCTGGACACAATAATGTCCATTTTAATCCATTTTTAACCCTATGCATGAACAAATCTGGAATCCATAGTGCATAGAATAAATCACGGGCCCTTTCATTTTCATCTCCGTGATTTTTTTTCATATCAAGGAAGGCTCGTATATCGCTGTGCCATGGCTCAAGATATACTGCAAAACTCCCATTTCTTTTCCCGCCACCTTGATCCACATAACGAGCTGTAGCATTAAATGCTTGTAACATAGGAACGATTCCGTTTGAAGTGCCATTTGTGCCTCTAATATGACTACCGCTAGCCCTAACATTATGAATATGCATTCCTATACCACCTGCCCATTTTGATATTTTAGCACAATCTGTTAAAGTAGAATAAATACCTTCTATGGAATCATCTTCCATTGCTATTAAATAACATGAACTTAATTGCTGTCTGGGTGTCCCTGCATTGAAAAGGGTTGGGGTTGCATGTGTGAAATATTTTTGACTCATATAATTGTAACTTTCCTTCACCTTTACCATATTGTCTTTATGAATAGCTATTGCAACACGCATCCACATATGCTGAGGTCTTTCTACAATTTTATTATTAATACGCTGTAAATAAGCTCTTTCAAGTGTTTTAAATCCAAAATAATCAAGCAAATGATCTCTGTCATAATGAAACATATTTTGTATTTCCCCTTGATGTTCTAAAACAATATCATGCAATTCTTTGCTTACCAAAGGGCTTGATTTTCCATGGATATCCTTAAAATCGTATAGATTTTTAACTACAGTATAATAAATAGAATGTGTGTTTTTTTGATGATTGGAAATTAGAAGACGACTCGCCATCTTTCCATAGTCGGGATGCGTCGTTATTAACGACGCACATTGCTGAGCGGTCAATTCGTCAATTTTAGTAGTTGGTATTCCGTCATATAAACGATCAATGATCTTTTGTACCAATGAAGTATAATTAATTGATAATTCATTATTTCCGTCTTTATTCATCCCGAGACGTTTAACTCTGTTTAAGATCTTATCAAATGAAAAAACCTCTTTTGTACCGTCTCTCTTAATAACCGAATCCATTTGTTCCATCATATTATATATTTAATAATATCATGAATATTTTAAATAGTTGTCATTCTTATTGATTATTTTTTCTACGACTAATTTTTTATTATATCAATATTATTTATATGACGGGTCTTTTATTAAACTGCATAATATGTACAATAATGGTTTTAGGAATATTAATGGTCTTATATGATAGCAGAGAGAATTTTGTAGACAGCGGCATTTATCCGAAAAGTGTAACCCAACCAATATTGACAAATAGTTATCCTCTAAAAACACCAGGGGGGCTATCGAGTTGGAACTATAGTTCACAATGGAAACTATTCCCTATATGGTCTGTTGGATCTTACAAACAAAAAACAAATAATGTAAGATATTGGGAGCAACCGTGCAACGGTACAGCTGCGCCCGCTGATATGTGTGGCGGGTTATACAATAAAAAAAAGACACCAAGCGATTGTATTCCTCCGCCACCCATAAGGAATTGTAGGAGAGTTAATTATTTTTGTACTAATTAAAATCATCAAAAGAACCGGTGCGAATTTTAAGAACCATTTGTGGCGGAGGCAAAGCTAAAGGTGGTCCGAAAGACATCTCTGGCATTGTAGTTGTTTGTGGGGACTGTATTGGTGGCTTTCTGGCTCTTTTCTTTGCTTTTCTGTGTTGATAACCTGTTTTTCTCTCTTTTATAACAATATCCCATAACTCTTCAAAATGAGGTATTGCACATTCAAACCATTTTTTATTATATAATACAGTTAAGCAGGAATATTCCGAAAGATACCAATAAGTATTATTAATCCATGTTAATGTATTGTTATCATCAATTGTATTATCGTACCAAGCTTCATAATCATTTTTATTAATATCCCACGGGGGATATTTGTAAACCGGTTTATTTCCATCGTGGAAACATACTATAATTCCCTTAGGTTTTCCAAGTGCCGTTTTTGAGAAATCGCCATCAGCATCAAAGTTTTCTTCATTTTCATATTGTTTAAACGTTGTTTCAAGAAAATCGCAATGATGTAATTGTGTTACATGCATTTGAAATTGCATTTGTACCCAATATTCTAATTTAGGTATTCCTGTTAATTTTCTACTAACCGGGTTTTTAACTTCAAGAAGATATCCATATCTATCATTGTTTCTTTTTGAATTTATACCATCTGGGGATGCTCCCAAAATTTTGCTATATTGATCAGGTAAGCAACCAAATTCAGTTATTTCTGTATTAAACATCTTTTCATAAAATATTGTAGACAATGGTTCAAATTTGTGACCATGATGAGTTGCAGAATTGATGTTTACCCTGGTATATTTACTTTTATCGATAGGTTTGCATTTTGAATATATTAGTGAATTTTTCATTGCCTGAGACCCCAAAGCTTTCCAAGCTGAACTCGCTGTTAGTAGATTCCAACGTCTTTCAAACCAACCTGGGGTATTTTGTTCATGTTGCGGTATGGCAGAAATACGTCTAAGTTGACTCGCTACCTCCTTTTTATTTTTAATCTCCTTAAATTTGACATAAGACCTGTTTTGTGCGAATACATTAAAGTATATCAAAATGCATTCGGAAACTAAGTCATTGAAATTTATATTTTGGATGCCCTTGAGTATGGGGGCATACAACATCTCTAATTGATGAAGAATGGTTTCTTTTATATTTTTATGATACTTTGGATACATGTAATCCAATACGTTGTTTTCCATATATTCTGCAATTAACATACATAGGGTTTCCCTAATATTTACAATATCTTTGTTGTTTAGCGACACCTCTATTTCTATTTCTTTTTCTTCTTCTTGAGGTTCCTGCATACATTCTTTCATTTGTAGTTAATTGCTATTCTTTTTTTATATCAATTTTATCTTTCTTAGGACGCACTTTTGAATTGACCTTAATTTTTCCTTTAACACCTTTAATTTTTCCTTTAACGCCCTTAATTTTTCCTTTAACGCCCTTAATTTTTCCTTTAACGCCCTTAATTTTTCCTTTATTTTTTTTACTTTTCATTGGCGTCATTCCCTTAAGTGTTGAGTTTTTTTTATCAAGTTTGCGAAGTGTAAACCTTCTGCGATTTTTATCAAATGTTAAACCCGGTATATTTTTAATAACACCGCTTTTTGAATCGTATGTAACATCTTTAACCCTTGTTAACTTTTTCCTCTCTAAACTTCTCTTAAGATATTTTTTTAAATCTGTCTTTTCGTTGTCACTGCATTTATTTTCATCACCAAAAGAATCAACATATGCAAATAAAAGTTTTATTTTAAGATGTTTTCCAAGTTTACTCCAAGGTTTGTCCTTATTAATTTCCATTTCCATATTTAAAAAATCACTAATGTTTCCTGTATCTTCTTTTGTTGAAACAACTTTTGAATTACCATTTAAAAGCATTGTCTGGTATTTTATGTTTTGGAGTTCCATGCATTCTTCTGACATATACATATATATGCAGAGATATTCGTATATCATTTATTTAAAACTTTATTTTGGTGGGGATTTTATAAATGAATTTTGCAAGACCTTTGATATGTTTTTTGTATTTTTGCAGTATGAAGATTTCAGTAAACAAAAATGACAATGTTACAATGACACCTGTTGTAAATGAAAATATATTTGTCGTTATCGGATTGATATTTAAAGATTCCGAATATGTTGCAGATTTTTCCATAAACCATGTAACTATGTTTGTTGGGAGGAGATATGATGCTAATAGCATAACAAAGGCAAGGGACCAACCCGCAAATATATTATTAGTTTTCTTTGTCTCTCTTGCTATTATAAATGTAACACCTAATAGTGCGATATAATTAATAAGTGTTTGTGAAGTGAATCTAGATATACTATTACTATCTTTATAGAGATCGGACCATATATTATACGGTCCTCTGATCCATGTTAATAGATTTGCTATCAAGTCAACATTGGGCAAGTATACTTCTAAAAAATTAAAATTCTTTCTTTTGTATAATATTATTGGAATTAATACTACGAAAATTATTAAAAATGATATAAAACCAATAACATCTTTTACTGGGCTCGTTTTATCAATGATTATTTGTTGTTGTTTTTGTGTATTTCTTTTCGTTTTCATTATATATAATGATAAGGAAAATAGTTATTGGTAAACCGAAAAGTAAAAAAAAACCATCAAATAAAGAACTATCGTTATATGAAAAAGAAAGACAAGTTAAAAATATAAATATGTTATTTTTGGGAGAAAGGTTTGCGGGATGTGATGATATGATAAAGGTTGTTAAAAAAAAAATATCTGGATATAAATCACAAGATGTAAAAAAGGGAAGATTAGATAAATCTAAATTTATTTCCTATGAAGATACCCTTGAAAAATTAGTCGTTTCTAAATTACAATGTCATTATTGTCGTGATAAAATTTTAATTATGTATACTGATAAGCGTGAAAAGATGCAATGGACTTTAGATAGATTAGATAACTCGCTTTGTCATAGTAAGGAGAATACGGTTATTTGTTGTTTGGGGTGCAATTTGCAAAAGAGATGTAGAGATGAAAAAAAATTTATGTTTACAAAGCAAATGAGATTAATAAAAGAAAATTAAATATAATACAACTATAATGGCAGAATACAAGTATTGGAAATGGACAAAACCTATAAAATCAACAAAAAGTAGCCGGTTAAAACCAATTAAAGAAAAAAACTTAGCAACCAGTACTGAAAAAAAGGCACCGGAAACTCATTCGGAGTTGTCAACTATTCATACTGAACCAAGTGATAAGAGATCCATATGCAATGAACGCATATCAAGTAGATACATGGTGATACAGACTCAAGTTAATCCTTTTTTAAAAGATAGTGATTATATTTCAGATATTAAGGTACAAGATACATTGCTACGCCCTAGAGATAGCAATGTTAGTGAGAAACATCATAAATATATTAAATAATGAGAATATTATAATTGCGCAATAATAAGTATTTAAAGCTGGAATCAGCATATAATTTAATAATGTCTTATGCAACGCAAAATAGCTTACTTCTTAAAAAGTTAATGGAATTTTATGACAGAGATAATAATATTAATAAAATTTTACCGATAATTAATGGGGAGCATAAAATTTCTCTCCGTCTAATAGATTGGTTCGTGACAAACTATAGTAAAAAACATTTTACAACATATGATATTAAAGTCAAGGACGAAATAAAGAGATTTAAAATTTATGTTGATTATAAATTAAAGCTCAAGGCCTATTCAAAAAAAAGATTCGATCCTTTCTGTCGCTGGGATAGAATAACAATACCGTATGATGATACCACAAGCATACAAACAACATTGGGACAGTTGAATTTTTTCAAGTGGGCATTGGAATATAAAATTATAGATTACATAACTAAAAATTTGTCAAATATCGAACATGATATGAATAAAAGAAACAGCTCCTCCAAGAATAGAAAGAAGCAACAAACAAAAACCCGAAAAAAGAGGAAAGAGTTGTCAGTATCGGCTACTAAAAGTATTAAAAGGGAAGAAATTGAAATTGTTGTCAAGTTTAATTGATGTTATTTAATAAACCATTAATTATTATATAAATTTATATATAATGATTACAAGGATTAATTGGAGAGATGGGATATTTTTAATAGTTATTTATATTACAATTTTAACATTTTATCAAGGATATTACCCATATTTCCCAAGTATTCCCGTTTATCCCAAAAATGAAATTGAACAAGTTGTAAAAAGCATAAATACCAGAACACAAGAAGATGTTGACTTTTTCTATAAAACAAATCATGGGGTACATTTTGCATTTTTACCCTTCGTCAATGAGAATGCAAGCGAATTAAGAAGTATGATTGATAATCCTTTTACAAAACTTATTATTTTTTCAAATAAGTATCTTATTAATAGAGCAAGACCAGAACAAATAGACAAATCAATTAAACCTTTAAATAAAGATACTGCAAAAACACCAGCCTATCCAGCGGGTCATGCTTTTCAAGCATATTTATTGTATAAAAAGTTATCAAAAAAATACCCAGACAAGGAAAAACTACTCCTAAATTTAGCTTTTAAATGCGATTATTGTAGAATCAAAGCTGGATTGCATTATCCCTCTGATGGAGAATATTCAAGACAACTGGTAAACATTTTTTATAAATAATTTAACTAATAAATCATTGTAAAATAATAAAGAAAAATAGCAATACTTTTATAATAAACTTCGTAAATGGGGAATAAACCATCGGTAAAGAAAATAGGGTTTGAAGATATTCAATATATTTTTAAATGTAATAAGGATCATATCATAATAAACACCTTATCGGAAACAGAGCAAGGGTGTCTTATTAAAAATACAGTAACGCCAAAACATGAGGTAGAAATCATTAATAAAGCCATTGGTAAAAGCTCTTTATATATTATTGTTTATGGGAGAAACTGCACAGATGATACAATATATAAAAAATATCAATCACTTAGTAATTTGGGATTCACCAACGTATTTGTATACCCCGGAGGATTATTCGAATGGGTATGTTTACAAGACATATATGGTAATGATAATTTCCCAACAACAAGCCAAGAACGTGATATTTTAAAATTTAAACCTAATACGATTCTAAATCAATTATTATTAACAGATATAGATTAACAATGAATTTTTTCATGTATATTTGAAAGATCAACTTCAAAGTCGTTTGGATATTTTTTATTATATTGTTTTACAATAAATTCGGAAATAGAAATAACGAATTCTTTACTAACATCGCCTGAATCTTTATTACCATCTAATTCTATTTTATTTTCTACACCATTTAACCATTTGTCATGATATAGATCACACCTCTTTAAATAATCTAATGGTATATCTTCACCTTTGCGATTTCTTTTAATTACTCTTTGTTGACAGACTTCCGGTGTTGTTTTTAAATATACCGTACCATCTAATTGAAAATTTTTAGAAAGCGAATCAAACCATTTATGATATATAAGCTCTTCAATCTCATTTATTTTCCCTTCATCTGCTAACATTTTTGCAAATATATTTTTATCAGTCCAAATAGACCTTTCGCAAATTATTATGCTATTTGGATTTTTTTCTACAGTAGTTTTTAATATGTCTAATCTAGAAATATATGCCATCATTTGAAAAGAGAATGCATATTTTTCGGGATCTTTATAAAACTTTTCCAAAATTGTCTCTCCTGATGTATCTTTAATATCACCCCATAAGTCTACTGGTTCTTGTAGAAAAATTATTGTGCGAAAGGGTATTTGCGATTTGCAATTATCCAATGTTAGATTTGTTAGATTTTTAAGAAGCGTAGATTTACCTGCGCCAATGTTTCCTTCGATACTAAGAATTAATGACATTATATAAACTATGATTGATTTTTTATATAGATTTAATAATCAAATTCAAATATAAAAAATTGATATAACTATATCATAACAATATAATTACAAGTATATCATGGATTTAGCACAACGAAAATTATCAAAAGAAGAATGGGACTCTTTGGAGGTACCTATTATAGGGCGAGAGTTTGATATCATTAAGATGGTGAAAGCGGGTTTTAATGATGTGAATACGTCTAGCAATGATACACAAACCATTTATAATTTTATAAAAATAAATTCTAAAAAGAAACAAGAATATCATTATTATTTGTTTGATTTATATTTTAAGAAGGAATGGGATAATTTGATGAAAAAATATAAAATCACATGTAAAAAAGAAAAGAGACCAAAGTTGAAACAGCTGAAAAAGGCTGATTTAATCAGAATTAACAATACTGATAAAAAAATCAATGAAATAAAAGACAGTATATTTGAATTTGTACTTCTCGGAATTGTTGAGAACTTTCTAAAAAGTTCGCCCACAAAGAAAAATAAACACTATTATACTTTGATTCATTTATTAAAGTATAACATCACGAATATTAATATTGTGTTGAAGTCAAAAATTCAAAATATTTTAGAGAAATTTAAAAAACATGCGAGTAAGAAGGAGTTTATTACAAAAGCATATGACTTTATAGAAAGAAACGATGATTTAATAAAGTATAAAGATGTTTCACTCTATAGTCATCAAAAAGAAGTGTATACGCATTGTAAACCTAAGGGACCTAAGTTTATTATGTATCAAGCACCAACCGGTATGGGTAAAACACTCTCTCCTCTTGGATTGTCTCAGGGTTATAAAATTATATTTGTATGTGCGGCCAAGCATGTTGGCTTACAGCTTGCAAAAGCATGTATCTCGCTGGATATAAAAATTGCAGTTGCCTTTGGTTGTACTGATCCTGGTAATATCCGATTGCATTGGAGTGCAGCTAAAGAAACGATTAGAAATAGAAGGACGGGGGGAATATTTCGTGTGGATAACTCTGTAGGTGATTACGTACAAGTAATGATATCGGATATACAATCTTATTTACCAGCCATGCATTATATGATGGCTTTCAATAAACCCGAAGATATGATTCTATACTGGGATGAACCAACGATCACTTTGGATTATGATGAACATCCTTATCATAAGGTGATGGCAAAGAATTGGAAAGAAAATGAGATTCCAAATATTGTATTATCTTCGGCGACATTGCCGCCGGTAGATGAGATAAATAATATGACAAGAAGTTTTATTACAAAATTTAAAAGTACAAATATTATCAGTTTAATAAGCCATGATTGTAGTAAAACGATACCATTGATCGATTCAAAAGGTTTTATTGTGCTACCTCATTTCCATTTTCCAACACATGCTGAAATTAAAAAGTGTGTTAAACATTTGAAAAATTATAAGACATTATTGCGACATTTTGATGTCAAAGAAATAGTAAGATTTATTAGATATGTCAATGACAATGTTGATATTAAAAATCGTTATAAAATAGATAATTATTTTGAAACTCTTGAAAATATTGATATTTTATCCATTAAAAATTACTATCTATCTCTATTATCTAGTCTCAAAGATCAATATACAAAAGTATATGATCACTTTCAAAAAAAGAGGGAACCCGTTCATAAGTCTTGTATTAAATTAACCACATCCGACTCACACACTTTAACTGATGGTCCGACGATTTATCTTGCAGATGATGTAGAAAAAATAGGGAATTATTGTTTAGCCACGGCCAAAATCCCAAAGGTAATGTTCAGTGCAATCAATGAAGATATGGTTGCAAATGAAAATATTAGATTAGAGATTGAACATATTACAAGAGAAATCAATAAAAACAAAGATAAGGGAGAAGAAACAACACAAAAAGCAAATCCGAAAAAAGGTAAATCACGATCAGATAAGACTGAAAGGGTAAAAAAGGATCCAAAAGAAGAAGCACAGTTATTGAAATGTGAATTCTTGAGGTCCAAACTTAAACGAATTAGACTTGGATTGGATTTTATACCAAATAGCAAAGAACATTTGAAAATTTGGAATGTTGAACATGTGAAAACTGCATTTTCAAGTTCTATAGATGACGCTATTGTAGAGAAAATCATGCTTTTAGAAGTTGCACCAAATTGGAAATTCCTACTTTTAATGGGAATTGGGGTATTCGCAAAGCATGCGTGCGATGATTATGTTGCAATTATGAAAGATTTGGCATTGAAACAAAAATTATATTTGATTATAGCTTCAACTGATTACATATACGGAACTAATTATCAGTTTTGTCATGGATATATTGGAAAAGATTTGGAAAACATGACTCAAGAAAAGCTTATTCAATCTGCTGGAAGAACCGGTAGATCGGAACTAAGAAAAGATTATAGTTTACGTTTAAGAAGTGATGCGATGATTAATACGCTATTTAAAAAATCTGAAAACAAGGTTGAGGTAAATAATATGAATAAGTTGTTTGTATAATTATTTTGGTTGAAATTTATAAAGAATATAATTTTGTTGTGAGTTAGAAGTCAAATATGTATATGTTTTATATATACATATATGTCAATTATAATAAATATTTTTCACAGATATAGATTATGTAGTTGTATTGGGAATATTACATCGAGTACAAAAACAGTACCACAATGTAATATAAGAGAATGCGATATTTGTTTTAATATAAATATAATTTCCAATACTAAATATTACCGTTGCAATCATAATAATATTTGTAAAGCATGTGTTAAAAGGTGGCGTGATTTTGGAAATAATTGCCCAACGTGTAGAGCTGAACGTCGCGCGGGTTATAAATATAGAATTGGTTAATTAGAGGGTAAACCATGTTGTATAAAGACAAAGATACAAGGTTATATTCCTATAGATTCATCCAAATATTTTTACCCTTTTCGTTTTAGCTCCACCGCGGAGTCTGAGAACTAAATGTAACGTACTTTCTTTTTGGATGTTGTAATCGGACAATGTGCGACCGTCTTCCAGCTGTTTTCCAGCAAAAATCAAACGTTGTTGATCGGGTGGGATACCTTCTTTGTCTTGAATCTTGGCTTTGACGTTTTCAATTGTATCCGAAGGTTCGCAATCCAGCGTTATGGTCTTTCCAGTTAGTGTCTTCACAAAAATTTGCATTCTATACTTATATTGGTGAGCATTTTTTTAAGTCAATTTATATAATTTATTACTCCATAACAAGTGGTATTTTCCTATTAATACACCATTTAGCAACATCGGTCATTTTTTCCAATCCGATTTCTCCAGTGCCAGGCCTAGCATGTCTATCTTTCTTACAACCACAAGGTTTTTCCGAATCATTGAAATGAACAAGGACTAAACTATTTGGATGTTTTTTGTCCCAGTCGGCTATGAATTTCATGGGATCATGTCCTGCTGCGAATACATGACAAGTGTCAATACAAATTCGCAAGCGAGTTTTTTCTTCAGCGGAAAACTTTGAATAAAATCTTTCAAAGCCGTCAAAATCCCAATACATTTCAGTACCTTGTCCAGCAGAGGTCTCAAGGAGAAGGGGGCATTCTGGAGAGGCCGCTTTCATTGCCTTACGAATATTAATTAACATGTTAATCCCAGCTTGTTCTTTTGACATTTTACAATATTTTCCACAATGAACAACCACTCCTTTAAACCCCATTGCCTTGCCATTGATCAATTCCCATTGTAAACATTGAAGTGCTCTTTCAGAGAACTTTTCTGGTTCCCATGAGAGATTTATAAGATATATTGAATGAACAAATACATCTAAATTGGGGGTTTTAGATATTAAATATTCATTTACATCCATTTGTTGTTCGGATGTAATATTTGGTCTTTTCCAAAACTTCGGAGATCCTGAAAATATCTGCACTGGTCTTCCTAGATTGGTTTGATTGCTAAAGAAAGCTTCAAGACTTTTAATAAACCCGCCGCGTTTTTGAATATGAGTACCGATACTCATTGTATTTGTTATGAATAACAAATAGATAATTAATGAATTCAATTTTATGATGCAAACCAATACATTTTATAACCATGATAACGCAACCCTAAATGATGTCGTTTCCTGGTACCTTTCAAATCATAAATATCATAAATATCGTCCCTATTTCTATAATTCTTCAGTTCATTATCAGAATAATATCCTTCTAGAAATCTGTCAAAGTATTTTTCCAAAATACCAGACCTTTCTTTCTCAACCCAACACGGATCAACCCCCTTTAAAGAATTTATAACGTTAAGTTTTTTAATTCTTTCTCTCCAATGAGTTTCCGAAGCTGCATGTTTTGATTTCGGGTGTTGAAGGAATCTCCAGCCCAGTTTCCAATAAAATCCAATAACATCTTCCATGCCGTTCAGTTTAATATATGCAAATTTTCCCTTTACCGCAAACTGTTGCCACCATAACATCATATCTTTACCAGTCTTCATGATGATCTTATTTCTACTTTTCGCAGAAGCAGAAGGGGTGTTTTTTATACTATTACAGCCAATCATTCTAATTAAAATATTAGACTTTCCATTTTCATCATTACTAAAATTAACTCCTGCTATTCCTCGGAGACTCCCTTTCTTTCCATCAATAATATCAAAATTTAACATTACCATTTTTGAAGATCTTGATATACATCTCCCTTCATAGTAACATCCGATAATAGAATCATTTACGAAATCTTTTGGAATGGGAAAATAGATATCCTTAATTATATATTTTTTTAGTATAGCTATTTCTTCCTTTGTCCAATGGAGACCCGTTCGAGTCATTATATAGAAGTTGACCGACACTCTGCGGAGCATTATATATTATAGCAATGTTTGTTAGATAATAAAATGTATCTAACAAATTCATTCAATTTTGTAGCAATTAATCCGACATATGGGATGATACATAGTGAGCTACTTGACTGGGGTGTATATTCCTATGGTGTTTTTTATTTTTTCTGTATTTCTGATTATAATCTTCATCATCACTATCTGAATCTTCGTCGTCGGTATATTCGTCGTATTCCGGAGAGCCGGGATATCTCTCCGAATCCCTAACTTTTCTCATTTTTGGAGGGAATATTACCAAATCCCTACCATGTGCAAAAATATTATAGATAATAACAATAAATATCAGAAGCATTACTAGAACTAGGAGAATTTCAACAAATTCCATTGTATTAACATTATATTAAAAATGACGACGACGTCCTCTTCCGCGACGCCTTCTAAAACCTGGTCTGAATCTGGGTCCCCAAGGTCTCATTGGTCGAGCAAATGATGTTGGATAATTCCAGATAGACGGGACTATTACACTTCTATTCGCAGGTTCTTTAACGTATATTGTTTGGGGGCGCGCCGCATGTCTGGGTATCTGCATGACAAAAAAAATCAAAATTATCAGTAACACACCAATTAATATTAATCCGTTATCCATATACTATAATCCAATATAATAATGTTCTATATGAAATTATTATATTATATAAGCTATTATACTTAATTGGAGTAAGCAAGACCACCCATACCCGACATCACGCGAAGGACATTGTAGTTAGTTGCGTACACACGAACCTTGGCCGTGGCATCACCGCCAATGGCGTTGGTGGAAAGTACCAGCTGAAGGGTCGCATTGTCAATTCTGGACATATTGCATGTACCACTTGGCTGATGCTCCTCAGGACGGAGAGCAAACGAATAAACGTTAATTCCCGTGTCTGGGTTGCGAGTATGGTGCTGGTAAGGCTGAACAAGGTCAAAGTAAGTTCCTTCGCGCTCAGAGAAGCGATCCTGGCCGTTAAGCTGAAGCTTGGCAGTCACGACAGGGTTCTGTCCCCAGCAGTGCAAGTTAAGTGCGGTCTCAGCAAGAACAAAGGCACCGGCATCAGAGACACCGGAGTCGGGGATCTTACTGATTGGGAACGGAACACTCATCGCAGGTGTGGTGCAGTTTGGATCCCAAACACTGGAAACACCTTCTATTTTAGCAATGCCGGCGTCCGATACGACCGGGTTTGCCGCGGGCGCTCCATCTTTAACTCCTTCAATCCAGTCAAATGGTCCTTGCTGACCCCACTGAATACCAACAGCGTTGTTGGAATCGGCACCTGGATCCTGGAACATACCAGTGCTCTGGTTAATAAATGCACCATTTCCGTTCTGACCCTCGTCGTCAAAGTAGACGCCAAGTGGTCCCGAGAAGGCAGCAATGGAATTAACCAAGGCATCAAGTGCATCGGTGTAATTAAATGGCTGCGCTCCCAGTACGGCGTTGAGAGGCGTACCCTTCAAGAAAGACGAGCAGTAGTCAACATTGGAATCCGGCTGGACGACGAAGACGAGCTCCTTGCATGGGTGATTGAAATTGAGCTTGATCTTATTGGAAGAAGATCCGACAGACTCATCTCCAGTGAACTGAAGCTGCTCAATGAGGTACTCATGGGGATTCTGAGCCATGCGCCGGCGCTCATCCGTGTCAAGGAACACATAATCCACATACAAGGAAGCGGCAACGAGCGACTTCTGGTAAGAGACGGCGTCTTTAACAGAAGAACCGTTTTTGATATCATTGATGACCCCGTCCGCATTCTCAGTGAGATCGGTGACAGCAAAGAGAACCTCATCCGAAGGACGGAGCTCCAAGTTAATACGAACTTCGTGGTACTGAAGAGCAATCAACGGAAGTGCGAGTCCAGGGTTGCGGCAGAACCAAAACTGAAGCGGGATGTAAAGGGTGGTCTCAGGCAAGGCGTTACGTGGTGCGCACACGGCGGCAGGCACATTAACGTTGGCGCAAGCAGAGTCAACATCGGCGAAGGACGGATCAATCAAGTAAGTAAGCTGGGTAGTCTGTCCAACCATCTTGTTGTAGCCACGCTCCTGCTCAGCGGTAAGGGTGAGCTGGTTCCAGATGTGCATCCAGTCACCATACTGGCGATCAATGCGCTGGCCTCCAATCTCAACCTCAACCATAGAGATAAGCTGCTCACCGGGGTAGTCCAACCAGCGAGCGTAAACCTTGTCACATACACCCGGCGAGCAGCAGGAGTCCTGTCCAATCTCCGGAAGAGTGACCTGAAGGTAGGTGCGGTACGCTAAATCACCATTTCTGGAGATAGTGCACTGCACACGGCGACCGAAATCGGCCTGACCGTTAAAAGTTTGTTCAATAGATTCCATAGCAAAGTTAGTGTGTCTGCGGTAGGTAACCTTCCAGAAAGTAATCTGGGGGTTTCCCGTTAGGTAAACGTCTTGTGCGCCATAGGCAACGAGCTGCATTAATCCTCCTCCCATAGTTATAATATTGCTAAAGATTATATTTTTATGAAAAAAACCTTTATAATTAATTATCTTTTATCGTTAATAATTTTTCTATATCAAAATTCTCCTTCATGAATCGTTTGAGATAATCTTCGGAAAATACTTCTTTTCTCCCTTCATGATTTTTTGTAAAAATATATAATTTATCTTTCTTTTTAACAACCCATCCATTTTCTAAAGAATTGTATATTAATGTCATTTTACATAATGTCGTAGGATCTATATTCTCAGAACTAGTATTACTCTGAATGTCCATTGTAATTTGGAGAGAAAAATGGTATCTATTTAAAACATAAAACAATGCTCGTAAAACGTTTTCATAAAAAGGCAGTTAAATATAAAAATCATTTGTTTATCAGATGCCTGCGTTTAAACCCAAGGCTAATAAAAAAATATTAAGTAATCCGAAAACAAATGTTACGGTAGATAGTAAACATAATGAAAAAATGGAGGAGTTTGAAAATATAGCAAATAAAATTATACCTGCTCTAAAAGAGAAGAAAGCGAGTATAAAATCAAAGCTAAAGAATAACAATTTATCAATTGAAAATGCGTTACAGCTAAATGACGAGTTACGGAATATAACAACGAAAATAAAAACATTAAAAATAAAAAAAAAGAGTTATTTGCTAGATAATGCAAAACATGTATTTGATTATTTTGAAAAAAAAATGGATCTTACAAAAGATAATAATAAGACAACAGTTGTGTATGAATTTTTTAATAAAAGAAGTGCTGACCCAACAGCTGATAAAACGGAAAATATAAATTCAATTCAACAATATTTAATAAACGTAGATGAAGGATTTCTCGATATAAATAATTATATCACAAAAGATGATAAATGTATAAATACATTGACGGGTCGTTCTTGTGGCGGCGAATTAATATCCGTTGAACATGAAGGTGTTCGCATATGCAATAAATGTGGTACCAGGAATGCATTTCTTGTGGCACATGAAAAGCCTTCATATAAAGAGCCACCTAAAGAGGTATGTTTTTATGCATATAAGCGTATCAATCATTTCAGAGAAATATTGGCCCAATTTCAAGCTAAAGAAACTACACAAATACCACCAGAAGTATTAGATAATATAAAAGCTCAAATCAAAAAGGAAAGAATAACAGTTAGGGATTTAACCAATAAAAAGGCAAAAGATATACTAAAAAAACTAGGTTATAATAAATATTATGAGCATATACCATTTATTAAAGATAAACTAGGTATTAAACCTCCGATAATGAGTCCTGAACTAGAAGATAAATTATGTAGTCTTTTTATGGATATACAGAGACCGTATGCTCAACACTGCCCGGATGACCGTGTTAATTTTTTAAATTATTATTATGTTCTATATAAAATATGTGAATTGCTTGGAGAAAATGAATTTTTACCATTTTTTCCAATGTTAAAAGATCCCGTTAAAAGGATTGAACAAGATGAAATATGGAAAAAAATTTGTTACGAATTGCAATGGGAATATGTTCCTACAATTTAATGGATATACTGTTTCATAATTTTAACAAGTCTTGTTTTGCTTTCATTATTTAAATCAACGCTACCCTTGATAATATCAGTAATTGAAAACTTGTCGCCCATGTTAATAAATCCCAAATCATGACTTTTACAGTATTCTTCTAGATCGTGATTCCAATATTTAATGTGTTTTGAAAGTAAACTATTGTCTTCATTGGTTTTCAATTGACAAGGGGTGATTTTGTCTACATTTGTGTTTAGTTTTTCCCCATCAGGTAAATAATATGCGCTCATTATAATGATATTTACACTTGGAAATTTTTTTCTAAAATAATCTATTTCTTCCTTCCATTCTTTGTATATCTCACTCTCTGTCATGCATTTTTCGGCACCTTTTACCTGGATTCCAGTATTACAATTATTTACATTTTTGACAATATCATAAAATCCAACAGAAATGAATGCATATGTATTTTTTGTATCTAAATGTTTAACAGGATCCTTAATACTAGGATTACAACTATTTCCATTATTTCTTCTAAGGGCATTTACACTTTTCTTGAAATCCTTTAAACTTAAACATTCGTTGTCTATAGAACAAACGTGACCTAAATTGTTTTTTTCATTTTTTAATAACTCTTCCTTAATAGAATTATATTGTCTGTGTTCGTGTTCACTAAATATATTCCCTATTAAAATGACATTTGGTGGTTCCTCTAAAATATCATTTCCAAGACGTCTATCTTTATTGGAATCGTATTGAGTAAATTTTTCTTTTAAAGGAGCAAAACAAATATAATACAAAAATATTCCTAAAAAAATGAAAAATATTATTTTTAAAAGTACCAATGTCATATAGATATTTCTGCTAAAAAAACATAATTATAAACTGTAATTATGTTTAATTCGTGTATTTACTTACATGCGGGGAAATCCAACAAGATTGGCTCCCATGCCAAATCCAGCACCCGATCGGGCACCGACGGCCATGGATGGAACGTAAGTATCAAGAATGGAGAAGGTGGCGGCGGCCGTCAAAGCAATCAGCATAACCTCATCGAGATTAAGCGAGCGCTTTGGGATGGCGTAAGCAGCAATTGCTACCATAATACCTTCAACTAAATATTTAACAACACGACGGATCAGCTCTCCGAAATCTAAAAGACTACCTAATTCACCAAGCATATTATACTATTTCTGTAGAAAAAAAAATATATAGATATAAAATAACTTAAAATATAAGTATAATAATGATTATATAAATGTCTAAACCTTTTGAGAGACAAGTATTACCTTCAGGAAAGGAAAATCCTAAATATGTTGATTTACTGGACGAAGATAAGTCAGTGGCTGGCCAGAAATTTGTTTGTGTATCATTTGTTAGCCCAGAGAAGATTCTGAAGGTTAAAAACCAGTTCTTCTTCGAGGAGTTCCTAAAGCATTGGGATTATAGCAAAAATATTGAAAAATTCACTCAATTCTTAAATTTCTTTTCGCAGAAATATAATATTAATTTTGATGACGCCATGAAGGATTTTCAAGATTTCGTAAAGAGCGAACAAAGCGAATTGGTAAAAACTACCGTTAATGATGATTACAAAAATTTTATGGATGCTAAAGAGGACGATCTTGATAAGGAATTTAATGAGCACTTCTCATTTCAAACCAGCACAAGGGGTATTAAAATCCGTGGTTCATATCCTTCACAACAGGAAGCAGAATTGAGATGCAAAATGCTAAGAGAAGTTGATCCAAGTCATGATGTATATGTTGGCCCTGTAGGTATGTGGATGCCTTGGGAGCCGGAAGCATACAAAACCGGAAGAGTAGAGTATCTTGAAGAGGAACTAAACCAGCTCATGCATGAGAAAAATAAGAATGAGAAGGAGGCGCGAGTGGCATTTGATAAAAGAGTCGTTGAGGCAAAGAAGGATGCTATTCAAGAAAATATTAAAATTGCAAAATCAAGTGGCAACAAGCTTACGCAAAATATCGATGAAGCTGGTAATTTAGTTGGTGTGGGTGTTTCTACAGTTGAGAAAAATCTAAAAGACAAGATATCAAATGCGGATATTAGAAAAGAACTGTTTGAGGGAGAAATGATTCGCACACGTGCTACTGATAAAGCCCAGGCGGAATTGGAAAAAGAGCAGGCAGAAAATAAAAAATTAACAACAGCAGATGAACCAAACGTAACAATAGAGGAAAAAAAGGATTAAATTGAAGATAGTATCTTTAAATAAAAAAGATACTAACTTATACTATGAATATTCAGAAGTTAACAGATACAAATATTTCTACAAAAACAGTGGATATTGTTAATATATTAACTGAAGGTGTCTATACAAAAACCATAGAACATGTAAAGGTTACTATTAAAAATAAAAAAAAGAAATCAAAAAATAAAAAACCCAGATGTTACTTTGAAGGTTGTAGAACAAAGTTGAGTCTTGTAGAACAGAGTAAACCATGTAGGTGTAAAAATGTATTTTGTAGAAAACACTTTCATATTGAAGAACATAAATGTACATTTGACTATAAGGCGTTTTGTCATGAAAATTTTGAGAAAAAAGCTGGTCTAGGCGGCGGTAAATTTGCAAAATTAGTTGAAATATAATTTACCATCTGCTTTTCTTAACATTAATTCTTGGACCTTTTTTAGCGGCATTTGGGTCATAAGTATCTTCATCGTCGTCACTGACTATGTCTTTTGACATTTCCCAAAATTCTCTACTACCAAGTTTAAACTCTTTGTGAGCTTGAGCCTTATACCAAAAAATCTGATCTTCTAATTTATTTGATTTAGCATTATTAGAAACAACCAAACATTCATAATTTTCTGTACATTGGTCCATAACTTGACAAAAACTTTCAAAAGTCGGAAACATCCCGGCATAATTTTCATATATTCTCTTTCTATTTGCAATGTAAGGCTCTCTTAAGATAAATGTAAAGTCTATATTTGTTCTCAAATTTGGAGGCACGCCCAACGGATATTGCATAGTAATAACTAGCATAATTTTCCAATGTCTCCCATTCATAAATAAAAGACGCATTAACTTCTCTCTAGCCCATGAATTATCGTATAAACAGTCATCAAGGATTACAAACGCTCTGGCATCAATACTTGTCTTTCCGTAAGCATCATTCTCTTTCTTAACTTGTTTAATAACCATTTTTTGTCTTTTCAAAATATTTTCAATAATTGCAGTATTGTATTCATCATGAATAAATAATTTAGGAACCATTTTTGAATAAAAACCATTCCCCGCCTCAGTACCAGAAATAACCGTTCCAATTGGTATATCTTGATGATAATACAATAAATCTCTAACTAAAAAACTTTTTCCTGTGTCGCGACGACCAATTAAGACGATAACCGGACCTTGTGTTTCATTTGGTTTAAATCTAATATGTTTCATATCGAATTTTTTTAACTCAAGATTCATTATACTGATTTTTCGTATATTAAAATATAGGAAAATACGCATAAATAACTTAAAATTAATAAAACTCTTTATTTATAGTTCTTATGTTTTCTATTTTTTATCAAAAGAATAACAATTCTGTTTTATTTGAAACGTTTAATAAAAACAACCTTGTGGATATTCAGAATTATATCCCATTATATCAAAGATTTTTCAATCTTCAACCTTCAAATTATCAAAAAATAAATCTTAACCAATACTTCAATATTACATCTGTTGAAAAAACAGAAAATAGTAACAAGTTTTCATGTACAATACAGTCTAAAGAAAGAGAATTGAAAACTGAAGCTTTTTTTAAGTTTTCCCCATTATTAGATCCAATTAAATATATGATTGGGAAATATGGCACACTTGGAAATGATGTAAAATCTTCTTTACCAACACTTACCACAGAAGAAAACTCATGTCACCCTAAAGTATTGGATCCTAACAATTCTGCTTACGTGGATGGATTTTTTACATATTTAACAAGTAATCTATTACATACACATAATTTTATCCACGGTGTAGACTTTTTTGGTTCATTTTTGGGTATACATAAGAATTTCAAAATTGATATTATCGATGATATTGAATATTTAAATGAAAGTATGTTTTTTCACGAAAACAAAAATAACTTGTTTGATGTAAATATTAGCGACGAAGATCTTTTTTTGGAATCAAACACTAGGAATTATCGTAAAAAAATAAATATTGGAGAGATTAATAATAATGATGACATTTTAAAAATTGATAATGACATGTTTGATGGCGTGTTTCAAGATAATATTAAAAACAATAGTCCTTCGCTCACTGAGAAACTTGTCACTGAATATACTCATGACTTAAGTAATAATGACTCAATGAAAACAAATGATTCGCGATGTTCTTCGCGTTCATCACATACATCGGGCGATTCTGATCTAGATAATAATTCCGATTTAGAAGACAATGATCTATTAGAAGATAGCGATAGTGATTCTAGTAGCATAGCTAGTAGTTTAGATTCCTCTGTTGTCTGTAATGCCACAATACCAGACTTCCCTGTACAAATTATTTGTCTTGAATCTATGACGGCCACGTTAGATTCTTTACTGGAAGAGGATATTACAGATGATGAATGGAGGTCATGTTTATTTCAAGTGATAATGACTCTAGTTGCATATCAAAAATTATTCGGATTTACACACAACGACCTTCATACGAATAATATTATGTATATTCCAACAAAACTACAGTATATAATATACAAATACAACAAGGTATATTACAAGGTACCAACTTATGGGCGTCTATTTAAGATAATTGATTTTGGAAGATCTATCTATAAATTTAAAGGTAAAATTATTTGCAGTGATAGCTTTCATTCTAAAGGCGATGCAGCAACACAATATAACTGCGAACCATATATTAATCATAAAAAACCTAGATTGGAGCCTAATTTAAGTTTTGATTTATGTCGGTTAGCTTGTTCCTTATATGATTACTTTATGGAAACCCTTGAAGATGATTTTGATACAAATCCAATAGCAAAACTTATTGATACATGGTGCACGGATGATAAGAATAGGAACATCCTATATAAAAAATGCGGAGAGGAGAGATACCCCGATTTTAAATTATATAAAATGATTGCTAGAGGTGTCCATAATCACAAACCATCTAAATATGTAACTCATGATGTTTTTTCTAGATATGTATCTAATCGGAAAAAATGCCGCAAGAAAAAGATACAAAATATTGATGATTTACCTTGCTATATTTAAATATATGATAGTAACTATTATATATTTTAAAAATCCGGGTCCGAAGTAAAAACCGATGGGGCGCGATTTAAAACCTTCAACGGTTCTATTTGTTCATATACGAACATACCGCCTACAAAACTAACATAAACAACAATGATATCTTGAACTAATTTTTTCAACTTAATCTTTTCCTTGGTAACAAAATGTGATTCGATATACCGAAAAATAGCATAAATACAACTAACGACAATTCCTTTAATTAAAGTGTCTGATCCCATTTATAATGTTATGAAAAAATTAGATTTAAATTTTTCCGCATTATGCTAAAACTTCCACCCCGGTAAGTTCGGGTTTGTTGTTCAAAGATAGCCCCGTACTTATATCATGTATGTCTAAAGCCCCTAGATCTATTGGTTTATCCGAAATTTTAAGAGAATCCATCCCATAATCATCTTCATCCTCCTCCTCTTCCTCTTCCAATTTCCGTTGCTCATTTCTTTCTGTACTAATTCTCTCCAATCTTGCAATAGTTTTTGGGGCTGAAATAATTTCCGGCGATGTGACTGCTATTGTTTTTGCATTATCCTTCGTAGAATATTCAACAACATTATCATTATTATTGAATGAAATCTTAGGTGGGGATATCATCGGAGCAGTGTTAACCAATTTTTTATTTTCAATTAAAAGAGCAGGTTTGCTTTCAACAACCTCATTAATCGGGGGAAGGGGTGTATTTATAACAGACGGCGAGTCTGTTAAAGCTAAAATGGGTTCAGACTTTACAATATCCGTTGAAACATCTTCTTTCTTCTTAATAGTAAATTTTTCTGTCTCTCCTGATAATAAACCTTCCGTATTTGTTCCATCTTCCGTTGGAGGGGGTACGTCCTCTTTTTTTAACGGTGGATCATCCACGGGAACCTCTTCAACTTCCTCCACAATTTCCTCCTCAATAGTTTCATCTATATAGGCTCTCAAAATCTTCTCAATGGGCATATTTTCTCGAATAACATTTAATATTGACTCACGGATAATTATTTCACATTCTCTCATATTTTTTTGTTTTGAAAGTGGTAAAATATTCTCTTCAAAAAGATAAACATTTTGATATAACTTTCTTGCAGCAGAAATATACACTTTGTGTATGTAATCGTGTAATTTTGGAATATCAATATCTATTTTTTTTTGTTTGCTTGAAACACGAATACTGGTTAAAATTTTAAGCTGTGTAATATGAACACAAGTTAACAAATCTTCTAAATATAAACATTTACTAGAATCAATAATGCGTTTTGTTTCGACATTTATAATTTCCTGATTCCATTTTGGAACGCGAGTCAGAAAATTTTGAAACGTCATTAAATACTTGGCATCCTCTTCATTTTTAATACATAAATTCCACGCTTCCTTAAAAATAGCTTTAAATCCCTGTATTATTAATGGTGTCAAAATATTTACAAGCCTTGAAGCATATTCATTTTTAGCTTCATATAAAACGGCAGCATTAAAGTCATCCATTTACATTTCTTCTATATTTTCTAAATTACATTCCGGACGCAAAAATGTTAATGTTAAAATATAGGATATCAGTAATTTTTCATTTCTAAACTCTCTCCTAATATCATCAAAATGGATTAGTAATCCATATTTCCTCGTTTCTTCCAACCTTTTACTATTTTTAATTACTTCCATAACACTCAAAGCTGAATATCCCTTCTCATAAAGTGTCTCTACTAATTGTATAAGCTTATTGCCATCGGAGTAATTTTTTTTATTTTCCAATTTTTTTTGGATCCATCGCGAGCGCTTGTGAATTCGTATTTTGTTTGCATCCTTAAACTTATTCTTTATTTTGTCATGGAAGCTTTGTTTTATACCATTAATTTCTGGAAGAGGGACATATATATTACAAAAACGTGAGACAATTGGCTTTAAAAGTTTATGATATTGATCAATAACTATAAAAAATCGCGTGGTATGACTAAATTGTTCAATGCAACGTCTTAATGCGGATTGTGCATCCATTGTTAATTTATCCGCGTTAAATAATATAATACTTTTAAAGAGCTCTCCATTTTTATTGTGTATGTTCATTTTGGCAAAAAATTTAAGTTCATCGCGAATAAACCTTATTCCTTTACCATGTGCACAATTAATATACATAATATAATTATTTGAATCAATAACATCTTTATAAATGTTTTCCAACAGATACGCTAATATAGTTCTTTTTCCAGATCCAGATGGACCATGAAACACCATATGGGGTATTTTTTTTTTATTAATAAAGTATAGCATCTTATTTTGTAGATCTTTATGAATGTCCATTATTAGTATTCATGAAAATCTTTTTATATATTTATTATGCAACACTATTCAAAGGTTTTGTAAACGGGTTATTATTAAATGCTGAAAGCATGTTAGGCTCGTTTCTAGTACATTCAATAGACGATCCTCTTATATTCCGTCCTCCCATCTCTCCATACGTAGATAGGTTTCCACTTTCCTTTGGCATGTTTGCCATCCCTTGCGAGGGTGCGGTAGTTCCAAACTTTTTAATACGGATGTTCTGATTTGAATTAAATAAGGGTTCGCATCCAACATTGATTTGGTTTGTTAATAACTTTTCTTTATTTGGATTAAGATGGGCATTATATGCTGCATTATAAACTGGTCCATTGCTTGTACCATTATGTGTTCCGCTACCATTTCCAATATAAGAGCACGTTGTAGTTTGTCTCTGATTTTCTATTGGTTGATATTTCGCGGTTGCATATCCCCCATCATGTTTATAATGTGGTTGAGAAATATCATATGTTTTTTCTGTTTGCTCGCGAATAGTTGTTTTTGTTCTATCTGCAGGATTCCAAACCCTTGCTTGCGCTACACCGTTGGCACCACTCACGTTTCCGTTTGGTCTCAGATTCCCAATAACATTCTCCTTTCTAGATGGACGAAGAATATCCATAATTGGCGCAACAGCTGCCTTCATCCATCCACTAACGACTCCGAATTCTTGGGCCTGTCTCACAGTTGATCTAGAGTTAGCATATGATTTATAACCACCTTTTCCGTAATTTTGCTCTAAATTTTTCCACCCATCTGCATAATTCAGATTGTGCGCTGGGCCCATATATTTGCCATCGGGTGCTAGTTCGGGGCGTGTACTTCTTCTATAGTTTTGCTCGGTTCTACCTCCTGAACTAGAACTTTGATCCGTAGTGGCAGCACCAAAATATTCCCTAGTTGTAAAGGATCTATTTTCAACTGGCATTGGCTCTTCGGCTCTTGATCTTTGTGCTTTTTCTTGACCACCCGTCGTAAACCATCTATCAGGTGTATTGATATAATATGTATCTGGTCGGTTTTTCTCTATTTTCCCCTGAATTCCCAGATTTTTAATACGACTGTTTGCCGGTCCCTCATGATTTGCTAAACCAAATGTTAATTTTGGATTTGTCTTAACTCTCAATTGATCAACTGTTTTATCTACCCAAATATCTCTTGCTTCCATTCCCGCATTAAATCCATCCGAACCTTTATTTGCAAAACCTTTATTTAAACCCGGACCAACGTGAATTTCATCCCAAGGTTTAACATTGTTCATCTTTTTTGAAGGATTCATTCGTGACTGAATGAAATCAGTATGATTGGGGACACCATTTGTATAATTCATATTAGCTTGTGGTGCAAATAGCGGCGCCTGTTCTTTTTTGTGGATAACCTGCGAACCTGTTCCGGTATAGCTATCAAGGATAGATTCGTTTCCAGAATATCCCGTCGTTCTTTGTGTCACTTTAGATCCGAAAAATGGAACCATATTATTAAATTTAATATCTTTCTTCTGAACCATGTCCCCTGAAAGAGATTTAAAAAGTGTGGCATTCGATGGATTTTTCCGATCTTCGACTTCTTTTTCATATTTATCCTGTCTAAAATACCTGTCGGTTGCGGCATTTGGAGCTGGATAACTAGCAACATTTTGTCCAACATCGCTATAGGTTTGAACTGGAAAATTAATAGCTGGGTTAACTGGTGCACCAGTTGCTATTCCACCCATTGGTAACGAATGACGAATTTGACCCTGTTCTGGCGAGCTACGAGCATTCGTATAATTTTCTTTTTTGTCATCTTGGCGGTTTGAAAGAATATACATTGCGCCTAATGCTAAACCTGGTAATACTACTTCCATTATATATATTTACAACATATTTTCTTAAACAGTAAATACTTCATCTATTTACTTTTTATCTTCTTGTTGATGCATTTGTCATATTTTTTCCAGAAAATACCCCAGTTGGTTGACCTCTTTGTTTCATTAGACACGGGGTTTCCGCTACATAATAATCTCTTTCCAAAAGTCTAGTATTGAGATTATTTTGAAATGTCATACAAGTATTCTCTTGTGGATCCAAAAATAAATAATATCTATGATCTTGTTGTAAATCTCTGTACATCCAAGCTGGATGCGTTGCACGTGTTTCATCTGTTATTGATTTTTTACAAACAGGAAATGATACCCTTTTAGATCTCACAACTCCACTATTTGGAAATTCTTTTCCCGAACAGTCTTTTGAAAGTGGTCTAGTAATACCAATTAAATCACTATCTATATCTATAGGTGCACCATGAGGAACTTTTCTTAAATTCGCCCCCCACTGCTGCATTCTAATATGCGGGTCATCAAAAAAACAAGGTTTGGATCCCCACCCCGGACGATCTAACATATATCTACCGGGACCGGTTGATTCTTGTAATAATTTTGCTGTTCTACACTTGTCATAATTGAATCTAGTAAATGCCATGTTATATTATAATAACAAAATAATTTAATCTTTTGATAAAGATTCTTTCTTAATCTGGTTAATAGGATAACAATCCATGTTGTTTTGTATATCCGAGTCATTTTTACTAGTTCTCGCTATTTCACTATGTATTAACGATTGTTCGCATTTGTATGTTTTTATATTATTAAAATGGTCCATCAAAAAGCAATCTATTGCCCTTTTTATTTTTTGTTCTTTCGCTAACAATACCAGTTTTGTGGCCGCTCTTTTTCTAATTAAATAAGCACCAGTTCCTGGGGCCCAATTCTGCCATTTTATGGGTAATAATTCTGTAAATTTGTCATTTATTTTATTTGTCCCTTTATCTAAATTTGGAATTGTTCCAAAAGAATCAAATGGATATGTATGAAGAAATATTAAATCCCAATTTGAATCATTTTTTGAATCAGTCAAAACACACTTATACTTTTCAGAGAAATCTTCAGATAATTTAATATCATCCTCCAATACCAATAAAAAATCATCATCTTTACAATTAGCCTTTGACAAGTGTTGCCAAATTTTATAATGTGATAAGGCGCATCCCAATACTCCTTTTCTATAATTGAAATCGTTCCCTTCGAATAAAGAAATATATGGCGTAAAATCAAAACTGTTCCCATCAATAGCTGAAAACCTTACCATATTTGGAAAATAATCTAGATTATTTGTTTTAAAATTATTCAACCTATCCCTTCTTCTATCAAGATTAATCATTATCGTTGGAGGAATATCGTTATTGAAATCAAGTTCTTGTTCATTAAAAATAGGTATTTTTAAATAGGATTCATTGTTATCTGATCCAAATAATTCAAGCCATTTTTTAGATCTATTTTCCCAACTCTGATTAACACTCCATTCCCTCATTAATTTTCTCTTGCTATTAATTAAATTTTCATCATTCAATGTTTCTGTTATTATTTTAATAACATCGTCCCCGTTTTTAAAAATTATCCCCCGCTCTCCAACAACATCAGGTAGACTACCGAGATTGGATACGAAACATAAACAGCCAGCGCGCTGCGCTTCTAGTGCACATATACAGTATGTTTCGCAGAATTGTAATGGAAGATAAAGCATAATATCCGATTGCTGAAATTCTTTAATAATTTGTTCATGAGTAACTCTCCCGTGATAGACGAAAAAGTCTTTCCCTTTGATTTCTTCCTTTATTTTATCGTCGGCATCGGAGAAAATATGAAGTTCCGCATCCGGTATCTTTTCAACTATTTTTGGAAATATATTTACAATTAGGGCAAGAGAGCGATCTGCTGCACTAGCGTATATAAACCTATTTTTCTTTCTCACTACGACATCTTTGAATTCGTTGTTATTCAAACCGTTCCCAATTATAGCTAGTTTAGACGGGGATAAACGTGAATCTTTGAGAACTTTATTGTAATGCCACGGACTTAAACAAATGATTTTATCAATTTTATCTTGAAGATTATGAATTAAATCATAACCAGAATTTTGTATAGCTTTTCCATTAATCCACGGACTCGGTACAGTATCATGTAACCATAAATAGGTTTTCCTTGCTGTATTTCTGAAATTTGTAAAAAAGTTAATATATCTTACAACGATCATATTATCAATTACTTCTTTATCTAATAAATCTCGTAGTTGTTCAACAGATATATACATAACACCATTGTGGGTAACGGGTTCAATGTTATAACCGGTATAATAAACATTATATTGTCCTGCTAGATTTTCAGCAATATTGATAGCTGCTATTTCCGACCCACCTATTTTTTTATCGCTATAATTTTTACCATTATAACGGATTTTACTAAATCCAGAATAAATGGCTATAGATTGTTTTTTATTTTTTGGATAAATATTATTTTTGTTACTATATGTATCTTCCAATATTTTCAATTGTTTACACTGCTTATCATCTAACTTTGGTTTAATTTTATTTTTAATAAATTGCAGAGTTTCGTGATGATAACTTTCCACTGTTGGCATTTGATTTACAATATTGTAAAATGATAATAACAATTCAAAACCTTTATGTTCGTTGAAATATTTTAGATAAAATCTTAAATTTCCCAAAGACAACAATGCGATTTGCGCTTCTCGTGTTTCGATAATTAAATCTCTTGTGACAGCATACCCTATTTCTGGTTTATCAGAATAAAAGGCTGATACACTTACCAGAAACTCAAATTTTCCCATATACATTGATTTGTCAACAAATAGCTTCATAGCTAAATGTTTTGAATTTGTTTTGTAATTTTTAAACTGTTCATAGAGAGCAATTATCATATTATGCATACCTTGTTTTTGATACAATGTACACGCAAAAACAACTCCTTCAATGCGATGGATATCATATTCCATTGTTTTAAGTGCATAATGTATTGCATCTGCATTTTTACCAATAGCTTTATATAAATGACTAATCATATAAGAAGAATAATACTTTTCTTGATCCCAGTTGTTTCCTACTAAGCAAAGTTTATACCATTCAATTGCCTTTTCCTTGTTTCCAGAGTCTTTATAACTTTGCGCGCAGTAAAAGGCGTATCTATCTTTAAGAGAACCATCATTTTCTTCGTTAAATGCCTTTTCTAGAATAATAGCATCTTTTGAATATTTTTCAGGATCTTTACTTCTTGCACCCGTTTTTCCCGATTCAATATAATAATCACCTTCTATTAGAACATTTTTAATATTATTAGTATCTTCAGGCTCTAAAAACTCGTGCAAGACTCCTTTGAATTTAAATCGTTTCTTATTATTGATTAATAATGGTCTATTATAAACAAAAGATCCGCCACAACCGCCGAATTTTAATCTATACAAATCGGCATCAAGATTCTCTGGTAAATTTATTGTACCGTGAAATGAGTCATCTGCATCAAAAATCAACAAATAATCTGTTTTATTATATGCATGTTTTAAAGCCAATGAGCGATTGTGTCCGAAATCTTGCCATTTATTATCAAACATCTCTCCTGGAATGTTTTTTTCACTGAAGAATCTTTGTATTATTTCTTTTGTATTATCCGTTGAACCTGTATCGGATATTACCCAATATGTAATATCAATATTATTACAAATATTTTGCAGTGTTTTTGCAATAATATGACCTTCGTCTTTAACAATCATGTTAAGGCAAATAGTCTGTTTTTTAGGAGTGGACAACTCTGTTATTTCCAATTTCATATAAATTAATAGTTATTAGTTATTTAATTCATTTATACCAAAAACTTTTAATTGATCTCTATAACCATTCCACAGATTGTTGAAAGTTACGACTCCTAGAATTACAAATACTAGGAACAACATTTTAAAGATTCTGGTGAAGAATTAAAGACATGAATTATCTTGGAATCTCTTCTTTTGGTGGATCTTCTTTTGGTGGGTCTAATCCTCCACCACTCTCGTCTGTTTTAAATCCATAAAATAACATATCACCACTTCTTGTTGTTTGATTTAGATTTGTCCCCGATACAACTTCGTTTAATTCAGTTATACCGGATGAACTAGTAGCAAAATGATATATTATCTGTAATACATCTCCCTTTTCTAATACAACCGACGCAGCGGTTCTCATTATACAACCAGAATATAAATCAAAACTACCAGTTGTTTCTCTGTAAACAAAATATGTGTTGGCATCTTGTGTTAATATATTTTGACCATTTTGCGCTTTTGATAGTTGAACCATTTGTGAAGTTTGCTCTGGTGGTTGTCCCACTTGGTCAAATCCTTCTACACTAATTCCACCATCAGCACCCGTACTACTACTGGATGTACCTGTTGACCAATAAAACTTTCCATCATTACCTGTACTATCATCAGCATTAGGATTTGTTGATATTGAATCAGGTCCAATAGGAGCAGCTATTTCTAGACTATCCCCATCTACTTCAATTAAACTCACTGGATAACCAACTGTAGATTTTGTAAGACGATGATGCCCAGCTAAACCAGTATCTGTAAACCATTCTAAACTATCTGGGATTTGACTACCACGACTCACATAACTATTATGAACCTGACTAAAATTCCATAAATATTTATATCTTGGTTCTTCTTCACCAGAAATCAAACCAATTGCTGCTATACACATATCATTATGATATGTACTACTTGATACATGTGCCTTAAATCCAATATAAATATGTTGATTTGTTATTGTTTTAGTAATTGAAGGCGAATATAAAACTTTGTAAGCCTCGCTCGTATCTCTGGTGCCAATTATATTTCCGTTAAAATGAACAAAATCAACAAATGGGTCAGGTACAAAAGGATTAAAAAACCAAGTTAATCCTCCAGAAGCTGCCAAATTTAAAATTCCTTTATCTGAACGAAATCTATTAGAATAAATATCTAACGTTATTGAATCTAGTGTAACAGCACTATTTTTAGTTAAGGTAAAATCAAACTGTGTAGAACTAGTCCTTTGAAAATTTGTTATAGTATAATCACTTGGAGAAAGCGAGGTTGAAGTAATTAATATATCACTTGAAGTAAAAGAACTATCGTCAATTGAAACTGTTGATGTAATTCTAACAGGAATAGAATCTGGAAACCCATTAGTTGATGTTATACTAGATGACCCTCCAGATCTTATAGTAATATCATATGGTGATGGTCCTCTTGTTCTGTTTTGAAAATCATTTTTAATACTTAATTGATTAGTACTTCCTACGCCACTATTTGGTACTAATCCAGTATCGTTGCCTGTGAATTTAATCCAAGACCTATCATCACCATCTGCAACACTATTATCTTTACTATAATAAATAATTATAAATCTAGAGCTAATTTTAAAGCTCCCATAGCTTTCTATTTTAATAACATCAGCTGGAAATGATGTGAATTCAGGGTTAAATGGATCCCAATTAGAAATGTTATTACCACTTTTCTGGACGTCTTTCCATTGACTACCATTTGTTCCAGCACTTGACTCATTGCTTGGATTGTCTATATGTTTAATATACAGTTGATCATATCCACGTTCGCCGCTTTTTTTCCATTCCATTGTTATTGACGCTCTCGCGCTATTATCTATGTACATAAAAGCATATGAACTATCGTTATCACTCGTAGTAGAAACATAATCATAGTTACCTGTTGTATCTGCTACCCAGCCTTTTCCTATTGAATTATCTGTTGGCCATGGATCACCGGTACCAGGAAACTCAGCTTCATCTATAATAATATTCGATGTAATACTAAAACCACCATTAAATTTATTATCTTCTTCTGCTGTTATTCCACCTCTTCTTAAACTACTATTTTCACTTACAGCCGCACTTCTAAAACTACTAATTGATATCGGAATCGATACCTCGTGCACTCCAGTCATTGAAAGCGTATTGTAAATCTTAGAAAAACTTATATTTGTTGCTCCTATATCTCGACTACTTTGCCATGCCATAATATTATATATTTAATGATATTTTATTAACTATATAATTACTTATTTTGTACTATTGTTTTTAATTCTTCAATATCATTTCCTAATTTTTCAATCTGCTCTTGTTGTTTCTTAATACATTCTATTAATAAAGGTGTTATTTTCTCATATCTTACAGCTTTGTATCCTGACAAACCTTCTTTTAATACTTCAGGTATTTCATTCTCTAATTCTTGTGCTATAACACCTAGCTCTTTCTTTTCTAAATCTACATTATTATTAATTGATTTTGCTAATTCATTCCAATTAAATCTTACTCCTCTTATTTTTTTCAAAATTCCTATTGAATTTTGTATGGTTTCGATATTGGTTTTTAATCTCTCATCAGACGAAGTGTAAAATGCGGTTATATCATCTGTAACTTGTAATGGTCCAGTAACTGTAAATGGATTACTGTCATTTTCTATAGCTGTCTGCATAGCTGTTTGTGTGGTTGGTCCTGTTGCTCCCGGTGCGCCATCAGCTCCATCTTGTCCTGCTTCACCTTGTGGTCCTGCTTCACCTTGTGCTCCTCCTGCTCCATCTTTTCCTGCTTCACCTGGTGGTCCTGCTTCACCTGGTGGTCCTCCTGCTCCTTGTGGTCCTGCTTCACCTGGTGGTCCTCCTGCTCCTTGTGGTCCTGCTTCACCTAGTGCTCCTCCTGCTCCTTGTGGTCCTGCTTCACCTTGTGGTCCTGCTTCACCTTGTGCTCCTCCTGCTCCATCTTTTCCTGCTTCACCTTGTGGTCCTGCTTCACCTTGTGGTCCTGCTTCACCTGGTGGTCCTCCTTCACCTTGTGGTCCTGCTTCACCTTGTGCTCCTCCTGCTCCTTGTGGTCCTGCTTCACCTTGTGGTCCTGCTTCACCTTGTGGTCCTGTTTCTCCTTTGTCCCCTTTTTCTCCTCGTGGTCCCGGTGTAATACTTACATCTCCTGTTTCTCCTTTGTCCCCTTTTTCTCCTTGTGGTCCCGGTGTAATACTTACATCTCCTGTTTCTCCTTTGTCCCCTTTTTCTCCTTGCTTACCATTAGGTGTAAAACTTAATATAATTTGATCATTATCACTAAATGGAATATCAATAGCAGTATCATTATAATCAATGATTGTGATAGTAAACTCATGAAAATCATGATTGGCGGGTGAGGAGGGATGGGCAGTTGATAAAGTTTGTGTAAGTAATCCAGTTATTCGTTTGCTTGGATCTCCTTGTTTAATTATCTGTATAATACCTATATAACCAACTGAACCATAATTATTATTATTAATATCATTTAACCAGAATGATACATCCACCTCTTCAAAATCCTTGTTTGATGCCGTGAATGTAATAGAATTACCATTTTGTATCTGTGTCTCACCATTCCACGATAAATATTTACTTTCTGGTATATTTGCTTTTTTAAATGTATATCGTCTCCAGTTACCAGTAATATCCCCCTCATTACCAATTTCGCCTTGTGGCCCTTGTGGCCCTTGTGGTCCCGTATCTCCTTTATCTCCTTGTGGTCCCTGCGCACCAACGTCCCCTTTTAGACCAACCTCTCCCTGTTTGCCTCTTCTGGTAAACGCCAAATAATATTGTTCGGAGCCCGAGGTTGTCGTCAAATCTGTACTGGCTCCATTACCAACAGCTTGTATATTATATTCCATATAATTCTTGGTGTCATTTGCTATTTTGGAGAGAATTCGCCAGGAAGCGAAATCGTCCAGATCGCCTATTCTTCGTAAGAGTAAATCATCGCCATTCTCCAATGTGTCCAACAATGGTTTATTATTTAAATTATTAGGATCAAATGAGTTATAATGAATTTTAATAGAATCTGCTGTATTATAAGCTGCATTATTCAAAGCGAAATATCCATCAGTGGGAGAAGTCTGCGGTGAGGTCCCAATAGAGAGCATAGTTATATCCCATCCACGAAAACCATCAAGGTCTGCATCCACGTCCTCTTCATCCTTGATATTATTTTTATATGTAAACCTTACATATCGTTTATTAATTGTAACCTTTCTATTAGTAGGAGCACCATAACTATAGTATGCGACTAACCAGTAGGCTGGTACCACATTACCTGGATTAGGCCATTGCCCCGTGGTATAAGCGCTTGGTACTCTGGCACTCGCGACGCGATGCTTGTTCGTCTTTGTAAACCAACTAACACTTACTTCAGTCCAAGTCGAACCATCCGATGATTCCTCTAAACTCAATTGTCCGAAATGGTTAAAATCTCCTGCTGTATGCGGAAAATCAAAATCATTAAAAGTTAGTTCCCATGTTCTACTGTTGCCAGCATCAAATGTAATATTTCCATCAGATGTACTATCGGTCCGATCGATGATAACCAACTTTCCATCTTTGCCAGCAGCATCATAAAAATTAATCAAATCCCCAGTAAATGTCTTACCAGTGGTAGTTGAATCTAATTTTACTATACCATCGTCCACCGAAACAGAATTTGTATCAATCATGGCTTTCCAAATCGCAGAATTACCATATATAATTTGTGAACCAACCGGACCCTGACTTCCAGTATCTCCTTTTTCTCCTTGTGGTCCCGGTGTAATACTTACATCTCCTGTTTCTCCTTTGTCCCCTTTTTCTCCTTGTGGTCCCGGTGTAATACTTACATCTCCCGTTTCTCCTTTGTCCCCTTTTTCTCCTTGTGGTCCCGGTGTAATACTTACATCTCCTGTTTCTCCTTTGTCCCCTTTTTCTCCTTGTGGTCCCGGTGTAATACTTACATCTCCTGTTTCTCCT